TGGGAGACACGATTACGCACACCGAGGTATTCGGCACCAACGTGAAGGCGCCGGCCTACTGGCTCCCCATTAAAGGGACCGGCCTGCAGATCGTCAAGACCGGCGCTCCGGCGACCGGCGGCACCTCCATCGACTACGCGATCCACTACGTTTTCGAGGGATGAGCCTCTCCGAACTCAAGCAGCGCGCGGTACAGGATCTGAGGGGCTCGTGGACACGGGCCCGTACGGAGCCGAAGGGCTCGCGCGCTCAAAACACCTTCCAGACCAATCGGGCCTCGCGGGCCGAGAACGTGCGCTACGACGGGGGCCGGGTGATCGGCCGCGACGGGTTCATCCCTGACGACATGGCCACCGGCAAGATGACCATGATGTATCAGTGGCTGGCCTATGGGAGCGTGCCCACCAACTTCCTGGTCACCTTCGAGAATGGCGCGATCCGGGTGCGTGACCTCTACTTCCGGGTCCAGAAGTTTACGGCCGAGGCGTTCCCGCTCGCCTATGGGGCCACGGTGGTCGAAGGCGCCAACCGGCTCTACATCGCGCTCTACAACAGCGACTTCACGAGCTCCTACGAAACGCGCATCCTCTATCCGACCGCCACGACCGGTTTCATCGACAAAGCCTTCATGGGGCCGATGTCGGTGATGCCGGTCATCTCCGAGCCGTACGCGGGCCTGGTCACCGCGGGCGCGCACAAGTGGGGCTACATCATCACCTCGCGCTCCGGTTCCCAGTTGCTGCCGTCGCCCTACCTGGGCGCGATCTTCTCGCCGGTCCTGTTCACCTCGGCGCCCTCGAAGACGGCGCGCGTGGCGGTGACGGCGCTGTGGCCGGCCGATGCCCAGTTCATCTCGCCGATCATGACCACGATCGAAAATCAGGAGAAGTTTTTCATCGTGCCAGGCACCGAGGCTTCGGTGACTCCGGGGTTCACCTCCACCGTGGAGATGGATGTATCGATCGACGACCAGACGCTCGAGGCAAGCGCTACCGAGGTCACCGATCAGTTCCAGTACATGACGCAGATGGGCGGCGTGGGACCATTCAAGCCCTTCAACCTGGCGCAACTGGGCCGGCGCATCGCCTACTTTGTCGGCAACAAGGTCTATATCTCGGACCAGGACGACTACGAGCGCGTGACCGAGGACCAGCACGTCCTCCAGGTTCCCGGCCAGAGATGGCTGGTGACCGCCTGCCACATCCGCGGAGTGAATTACTTTTTCGGCCCCAAGTGGACGTATGCGGCGGTCGATAACGAAGACGTTCCGGTGCTCTGGGCCGCGCCGTATTCGGTCTCGCAGACACTGGGCACCACCGCCGTTCACGGCGTGTGCGTGACCACCACCGGCGATATGGCCTGGGTGGCGAACGAGTACGGCCTGTGGGACATGCACGGCGCCTACGACGACGTGCCGGTCTCGGACATGAACGAGCCCGAGTGGCGGCGCATCAATTGGGGCGTGGCGCAGATCACGCTCTGGATCGTCGACGATCCGATCGCCCAGCACGTCTGCGTCTACGCGCCGCTCGATAACGCCACGGTCAATTCGCACCGGCTCACCTGGTCCTACTCGCGCGGGCGCGGCCCCACCCAGGTCGACTTCTCGCTCGATACGCTGCCGGCTTCCTCGGCGGCAATGGTGCGCGAGACCGCCTCGCAGCGCTCTCGCCTGTGGCAGGGCCCCAACGCCGCCACGCCGATCCTGATTGAAACCGTGGATGCGCTCGACGACAACGGGGCTCCCATTGTGGCGCTCTGGGAATCGGGCGAAGTCTTCAAGCGGCGGCGCGAGGCGTCGTCGATCGACATGAAGATCGGCACCATAGAGGCCAAGGTCAAGGGCGCAGGGCTTCTTCGCACGCGGGTGTACGAAGCCGGCCGCGCTCTCTTTGAAGATCTCGCCACGATCCCGCTTGCCGAGCTACCGCGCGACTCGATCGAAATGGGGTGCGATGTGATCAGCCACGATGCCACGATCGAATTTAAAACCAACGGGCTTTCCGAGCGCATGGACCTCAACGACTTCACCGTGTTTTATGTGCCGTGGCTGACAGGCCGGTAAGATAATCGAACAATGGCAGCAGACAAGTTGACGGTCACGTCGATTCGTCCCGACGTGAACACGATCCGCACGCGCGGCACCTTCGAGCTCGTAGCCGAGGCGCTTGACCGGCTCGATGGCAATATGCAGCGAACCGCCGGCTTCGTGAACGCGATAGACACCGGGACCACCGTCATTGAGGCGCCGCCGGTCGAGCCGCCGCCCGAGGGGGCCATCATGATCCGCGTGGCGTACGAGAGCTTATAAATGCCGGGTGATGTTTATTACGTAGATAGCGTCGAACGGACTCTCGAGGGCAAGCTCGGCGAGCGCTTCTCGGTCCTCGACGTGTCGACCACGGCGGGCAAGGGCACGCTCGACGAAGCGCCGGTATTCCTGAAGGCGTACGACTCCAAGATCACCAAGGGCGGCGGCTCGATCCATGTGCCGGGCGCGGTGGGAGCCGGCTACCGCCTCGACCAACCGCTGAACCTCAACGGCACCGTGGCGATCGAGTTTGTGGGCGATGGCCGCGCGTCGAAGATTTTTCGCGGCGCGAACATGCCGGCGGGCAAGGGCGTGCTCGATTTCACCGGCGCCAAGCACCTCACCTTCCGCAAGCTCCTCTTCGACGGCAACGTCACCACCTCGACCAAGCTCGATTACTCCGCTTTCGGCAATGACCCGGCGCATCCGTCGCTCAGCACCAATTCGATGTTCTGGCTGCGCGGCGCCGAGGACATTACGTTCATCGATTGCGACTTTGAACACACCGGCGGCTACTCCCATTACCTCGACGCGCGCAACGCCCTGGTGAAAGGCGTCCGGTTCATCAACTGCCGGTGGACGAACAACCGCCCGCACATGCTCGGCACGGCCGGCGACCTGGACTACGGGAGTCCCACCGGGGGCATCCTCTATCAGAACCAGGGCACCGGATCGAGCCGCGTAGAGGATCTGACGGTGCGCGGCTGCAAGTTCGCGCGCTCGACCGGCCGCGGCGTCTTCGGCCACGGCTACAGCTTCGACACTCCCCATCAGCGCATCCATGTCGACAACAATTCATTCGTGGACATGGGGCTCAATGGAATCGTCTTCGGCAACACGAGCGGCGGAAGCGCGATCGGCAACAGCTTCCGGCGGATCGGTTACATCACGATGGACGACACCGGGGCGAGCGCGCCCAAGTGGCACCCAGGCAACCGGCCGAGCGGCATCCGGACATTTGGAGTCGTCAAGCTGCTCCCGATCTCATCGAACGACTTTGTCAGTGTCAACGGCGCGGCGATCGAAGGCGACGGCTACTGCTACGGCGTGATCTCCGGCAATACGATCCGCGTTCCGCACTCGGGCGAGCCAGAGTACGCCGAGGATACGATCGGCTCGGCCGGCCCAGGCGGCGCCGGGAACTGGATGCAGGGCGTCGTCACCTCGAACACGGCGAACCGCGAGGGCGGCCAGGCGGTCACGATCTCTGGGAACAGCTTCGACAACGTGGGCGGCTGGAATATCGGCCTCTACGCGGCGAGGAAGTGTCAGGCAATCGGCAACCTGCTCATCGTTCCGAGCGCGCCCAAGCAAGTGCCGATCATAATCGGCGGCCAGGGCGCCGGGGCGAATCAGATGGCCACCGAAAATCTGGTCACCGAGAACACCATTCACTACGCGCCCGCGACAAGTTCGCCGGCCGTGTTTGAAGATCCGACCGACCGGGCCTTCGTTCCCACCGATAGAAACAACGTCATCAAGAACTACATCGTGGGCGCGAACGCCTTCGAGTTCCGGCGCGATCCCAACTCGGTCTCGAGCGCGGCGCTGTTCTTCACGACCTCGAGTGTCGCGACCTCGCAAAGCCGGCATGGGTTGCAGCGCGAGGGCATAGGCAAGGACTCCGCACTCCGGTTCTACGCGCAGGATGGCGACCCATTCGGCTGGCTGCACATGCAGCTTCAGATGTACCGAGACGCGGGTGCGCGCGGCCCGCTCCTCAACGTGTCCGAGACCGGTCCAGGCCCCCCGGAGATGATCAACGAGGGCGGCGTGATCACCACCGGGCCGTACACTACGGCCGTATTCGGCAACGCCATGATCACCGGCAAGCTGATGGGCACCGGGTTCCTGGCCTTGAGTGAGAGCTCGTACTGGGATGTCGAAGCGAACATGCTCCTGGACGACTGGGCCCTGCTGCGCTGGGACAACATAAACAACAAGTGGCAACAGTCGATCTCGACGGCTGACGGCGCGCGGGTCTGGAGCGACTTCGGCGCAGGCGGCACCGCGGGCATCCCCGGCGGCTTGAACACGCACGTTCAGTTCAACGACAACGGCGCTTTCGGCGGCGTGCAAGAGTTCACTTACGACAAGGGCTCAAAACAGTTGACCCTTCACAGCTATGCCTACAACGGCATCACCATGCCGAATGGCGGGTTCCTGGGCGAAAACGTAAACGTCAAAAAATATGCCGCGTTCTCCTTTGTGAACGAGGTATTGACTCCGGCGGGCGCCGACACCTTTAACGAAAAGCTGATGCTCTTCGCCGAGGGACCGGGCGGCACACTCCGGCTCGTGCGCGGCCTGGGAGACGACAGTTACGTCGACTGGGATCTCCAATGCCGTGGCATTTGGGTTAGCGGCATGAGTCCAAACAAGGACGACATTCTAGCCGAGGACGGCAGCGTCAGGGCGCGTTACCTCACCACCAGGGAATCGCTGATCTTCAAGCAACAGCCAGCTTCCCCACTGCCAGAGCTCTCCGCTTCGGGCGAGACACGTCTCGCCGCCAACGTGGATGGCCAGATGTACATCTCGACCGATGGGCAAAACTGGGGACCGTTCGGCCTGGGCACACCGGCAGGCGGGCACCGCCAGATCCAGTACAACAACAATGGCGCGTTCGGGGCAGATGCCTCCCTGATGTACCTGCCGGGGCAGATCTTGGACGTGGGCGGCGGGGTTAGGATGGACAACCTCTGGTTCTACCAATATCCAGGGACCGAGGCCCCGATAGTATCGGCGCGGGGACAGGTGAAGATCTACGCCAATACTGATGGGCTGATGTACATCTCGACGGACGGCCAACCCTACGGGCCTTTCAGCCTCACTCCGGCCGGCTCGGACGGCGAGGTCCAGTTCAACAACAAGGGAGCTTTCGGCGCTTCCGAGTTCTTCTACTGGGACAATCGCCCCGACCACCTTACTCTGTCGATAACTTGCGTGGCGGGACATCCGGCGATCTCGGTGTCAGGCGGCTGGGTGCAATCCGAGGGAGGCTTCCTGACGTTCAACACAGAACCTACGGCCATTCAGGCGCCCGAGGGCGGGGTACGCGCGGCGATTGTCAACGCCAGTAAGTATATTTCGGTGACGCAGACACCGAACCTTGTGCCATTGGAGAATGACAGCTTGATCGGGAAGGCTGCTCTGTGGTTCAACTCCGCTAACAACTATGCCTACATGAGCACCTGGGTGGGTCAAGGTTGGGCTTACTGCGGCATGGTGGTGGGCGAACTGGTGGCCGCCCAGCATGTGACCACTTACAACGGACTCGTGTTCATTCAGCAAGACCCCGCGCCCCCGGTCTCCGGCGCTAACTCAGTGCGGATTTACGCCAACAAGAACGGCCTGATGTACATCTCGACGAACACCGCGCCCTACGGGCCTTGGGGCGGCAGCGGGCTTCCTGCCGGGGCGAACGAACAGGTGCAGTACAACAAAGGCGGGGTGTTCGGGGCGGACCCAGGCTTCCGCTGGGCCACGGGAGCCCAGACCGTGTTCCTGACTAACACTGTCGGCAATTACAGCCTCCGCATGAGCCGTCCTTTGACGGACGGCGCGGTCAGGTCAGGTCATGAGTATGGGTTCGCCGTGATCAGTGACGGGACGTTCATCGTAGATGATCTGACCTTCGGCCAGAGAATGCTGACCTGGGTTCCGGATAATCAGCCGCCGAACGCTCAAGGTGGATACACCAATGCGTGGACACAGAACTTCGCGCTGCAGGGGACAATGCAGTGCTTCTACGTAAACGCCGTGGGCGGTTACCCAGGCAGCGGCGTTGCCCCCGTTGTCAACACGATCCAGGCGGCCTATGGCGGGGTGAGCGCCAGATGGCTGACGGCGACCGAGTCCTTGATCTTCTCCATGCGGGCGCAGCCGGCTAAGTCTGGGCCCAACGAGATTCGCCTCTACGCGGATTCCAATGGGCAGATGTACATCTCGACGAACCAAGCGGCGTGGGGACCGTTGAGCGGCATTGGGGGAGGCAGCACTCCCGGCGGCGCCCATCTGCAAGTGCAGTACAATCTCGCCGGGGCTTTCGGCGCGTCCGCCGACTTAGTCTTCGATCCCGGCGCTTCAAAGACTCTGAACATAGGCGGCGGCTCTTCTGACACGGCCAGCCGGCTCATGACCAACTCGACCGGCATGGCCAGAAACCCCTCCACCGGCCAATTTATACCCCCGAATAATGCGGCCGGCGACATTCACTGGAGGCTGCATCGCCCGTGGATTCGCTTCTGGGACATTGGCATAGCTTCTAGCGGTCAGTTCGTCATCCGCGATGGCTCATACAACGACATGGTGGACCTTTCCATTACGTTCACCTCCGAGGCCACCGGGGCTTCGGTAGTCGTATTTACACCGGGGTATTTCCAGTCCAATGCGGGCTTCCTGACCACCGGCACGGCCTACAGTAGTGTCGATGCCCGCAACGGCGGCGCTCTCGTCCAAACTCTTTCCTTTGCCCGAATGGCGACGGAGCCGTCGCGATCGAATGCTGCCGGAACTGCGGGCGCGGCGCCGTACGGAGACGTGAAGCTCTATGCCAACACGAACGGCCAGATGTATATCTCGACCAACGGGGCTGCGTATGGGCCGTTTGGCGGCGGTGGCGGTGGCGGCACGCCCGGTGGGGCCGCCACGCAGGTGCAGTTCAATAAGGCGGGCACGTTTGGCGGGGATGGCGATTTCACCTTCAGCCCAGAGACTTCGGCGGGGGCAAACAACGCAAATTTGAACCTCTGGGGTTATATGCGGTTTGATATGCCCAACGGACGTTCCTGGCAGATGCATTCGGCCGGGGCCTCCGGACAGAACGCCAAATTCTACATCAGGGACGAGACGTGGGGTCACGACGTATTAGTGTTAGTGCCTAGCTCTTCACAGTTCAGTGCCGCGGCGGTCTTCGTCTACACGCCTGGATATTTTGAAAGTGCGGCTGGGTTCAATGCGGCCGGGACCGGCTACGATGCCTTCCGCAGTGCCAGCGGCGGGGTGGTTGTCCAATCCCTGCGGGCCAGACTCTACACTCATATCGGCTCGTGGTATGGCGTACCGACTGCGGCTGGCGGTGACACATTATTCCCTTCAAATGGGTGTATGTACCATGATGACCAGACCGGCACCATCAAGGTTCGAGTGAATGGTGCGTGGCGAACCATGAGTACTTTCTAAGGAGATTTATGCACAACATTGTGATTCCCATGAGAGCGCGGCTCTACTTACTCGCGCTGATCGGCCAGGACTCTGGCGGCTTAGAAGATGAGAAGCGGATGACCTCGACCGACTTACTCTACAAGCTCGAACTGTCCCCCGGAGAAGCGTCTTTGTATGAGACGCCGGTTCCGCAGGGCGGCGCCTATCTGCACCTCGACCGGATCGCGCAGGCCGCGCCCCTCTCGGTGGACCTCAGCGGTCCGGAACTGCGGAGAGCGCAGTCCCTGCTCATGGATTGGAAGGGCTACCGTCCCGGCGACGACCGCTTCATTCGCCCACTCCTCAAGGACATTCGCACGGCGCTTGAGAGTGAGGAGCCAGGTGGACAGGCCGATGCCCTCCTGCGGGTCACCAACGGCGCACCAGTTCCGCGGCAGAAGGCCGCGAGATAGAAAGAAGGAACCATGCCAACACCTATGCCGCCAACACCGGCTCCCGTGCCGCCCGCTCCCGTGCCGAAGACAATTGATCTGTCGAAGGTCTTCGTTCGCGCCATGCCGGGTTACTTGTACAGCCCGTTCACGAAGAAGCTCTACTACACGAACAACCGGCAGGAAGTCGGAGCCTCCACGTACGAACGCCCGTGGAGCGTGAGTCCAGGCTACGGATTCGAGACTCCCATTTACCCATTGAACCCGGTGGACTTTCCCACGGCAGAGACGGCCAACAAGGTGCTTGAGCAGGCACGAGCGTGGTACCCCACGCTTCTCTTTGACGTGATGGCCCCGAAGCCAACCGGGGGCGTCGTCACGCAACTTCAATACTGGTTGATCGTTTGGAACGGCGCCGATCTCTATGAGATCTTCTCGTGCGGCTGGTGGGCCTTCGACTGCGACAAGGACGGCGAGACCGCTGCGAAACAGCAGCGCACCGCCGAGCTTAAGAGCGCCGGATTCTCCGTCTAGGGGAGTAAACTTGGTGCAACTTGCTGGAGCCCGGTTGTCCAATTACTCCAGCGAGGCAGGGCGGCCGACCCGATGCGGCCGCTCTGTAAAAGAAAGGAGCCCGTATGCCAATCATTCAGGTCATGGTGGTCATCATCGTAGTCGGCGTGCTGCTGTACTTCGCCAATCTGTATATCCCGATGGCAACGCCGATTAAGCAAATCCTCAACATCGTTGTCATTCTCTTCTTGGTCCTGTGGCTGCTCTCGGTTTTTGGCCTGCTCCCTGGCGGCACGGTCCCCCGGCTCAAATGACAAATCGTGGTGGTAATGTTTAACGAAAGGATCTAAAGCCTTGGCAGCGAAATCCGAGCAATACACCCAACAGGACCGAGACTTCGCCATCCGCCGCGGCGACGAACTCAACCAGCAGGCCAAGGACCGCTCTGGCGTAGCGCGCAACCGGCGCGCGAACCAGATGGGCTGGCAGGAAGAAGTCTACGGCCCGATGATGACGGGCGGCGGGTACTCGCCTGAAGAGGCCGCGGCGATCCAAGGCGACTACGGCGGCATCGCCACGACGCCCGAGGAGTACCAATCAAACCTCCGCACGCAGCAAGAGCAGAATGATTTCGTTGGCGACCCGTGGTCGCGCGCGGCCTACTTCGACAAGGATGCGATGGAGGCGCAAACCGCCGGCGACAGCGATCGCGTGCGTGGTGCGATGGGCGGTTACCGCAGCGATGTGCAAGGCGCGCTCGACCCCTACGGTAAAAACCTGCGAGGGGCTATCGGCGATGAAGCGGCCCAGTCGATCGACCCGGAGTACACCGCGTACCAAAAAGGAGTGATCGGGCGGACCGGTTCTGACCGACGCGCGGCGGTGGACCCGGCGCTGCTCCGTGCCGATGCCGGTGCGCTCGACACGATCCGCATGAGCCCCGAGGAATATCAACAGACATTGACTGCAGGCGGCAATGTGATCGGGGAAGGCTATCGCGCCGCGACCGATGATGTCACTCGACGCGCGCGGGCCGCTGGCGTGAACCCTCTCGGCATGGGCGCGATGCGCGATCGCATGGAACGGAGTTCGGCTGCCGATCGCGGGGACGCGATGCTCAAGGCGAAGGTTGCCGCTGGTGCGGCTCGCGCCGGCCGCGCGGGGACCGCCGAGGAGATGCGGCTGCACGGCGAAGAGTCTGCCTCTGACCGGATGGCGCGAGCGGCGATGGAAGCGGGCGACTTTGAGTTCAAGGGCCGGTTCGGCATGGAAGATCAGCGCCTGGCGGCCGAGAAGGCCAAGCAGGGCGCGCGTCTCCAGGTGGAGAGCGAGCTAGGGAGAGCGGGCCTGGGCGCGGCTTCCGAGCTTGGCAAAGCGGGTCTCGGCGTCGAAGAGGGCGCCGCGCAACGCGCCCAGCAGCAGCGCCAGTACGGCACCACGCTGGGGACCGAGATGGCGACCGGCATCGAGCGCGACACGCAGGCGCGCAAGGCGGCGAACACGATGGACCGCCAGGCGCAGGTACGGGCCAACCAGGGCCAGCGTTATGGGCAGGGCATGGGCATCCAGGAAGCCAAGAGGAGCGGCGCCCTGCAAGTGGCCGAAGGCAAGCGGGCGGACCAGCGCGAGGCGCGCAACTGGCTCAATACCTCGACGGCGCAATCAGCGGCTGAAGAGCAGGCCGACTACGATCGCGAGCACAACGCTTACTCGCAGCAGGGCGGGCAGATGCAGGGCACCACGCAGGCACAGGCGAACCGCGATGCGCAGCCGAAGTGGTACGACAAGGTGATCAGCGCCGGTATCGGAGCCGTAGGCGCTGCCTCTGGGGCTGGCCTCATAGGCGGTGCGACGAAGGCAGCAACGAAGATAGCTCCTACCGTCGCCAAGACCGCCTTCAAGAACTACGGATACGATCCCTACGGCGATCGCGGGTAAGGAAAGGAAAACATGCCAACCAACTGGGTAAACGATCTACCTCCGGCGGCTCAGGCTCCGACTCAGGGGCTGGCTCCAAAACCTCCAGGGATGCAGCAGCCGCTGATGGGCCAGGGGCAGCCAAGGCCCAGGCCGATGGGACGCGCGACGGGCCAGCAGGGCCCTCCCGGTGGTGGCGGCGCTCCAGGCGCCGGACGCTGGTGGCAGAATCCCGGCAGCGCGGTACGTCCTCCCGTGGGTGCGCCTCCCGGCGCTCCTCCGGCTCCGGCCCAGCAACCGGCGGCACCGCCCCCCGCGGCTCCAGCCGCTGGAGCACCTCCGGCCCCGTACAACGCCGGCGCCCGTTTCAACCAGCCTCCTGCGGCGGCTCCCGCACCGGCCCCCGCCGCCGGGGCACCTCCGGCTCCGGCTCCGTACAATGCCGGTGCGCGATTCCAGCAACCGGCTGCGCCTCCTCCAGCCGCTGCACCTCCAGCGCCGGCTCCGGCGCAGGGCACCTCCCTCCAGGCTGCGCCTTCCGAAGGCAATGCCTCCCAGGCGTGGGCGGCGGCGATGCAAGGCGCCGGCAGGAACTTCGCCGGAGTGGACCCGGACAGGGCACGGCTGGATCAGATGAGCCGGATGGATGCCGCCAGGAACCCGAACGCCAGTATGTATGGCAATCCAGGCGGAATGGACCGGCCGGATATGCGGCCTGAACCGGGAGGGGATGACCGAGTGTACAGCACCGTGCAGGACCGCGATCCTGGCATGTCTGGCGGCGGCAGTTCTATCCGAGCCTGGGGACCGGGCGAGGGCGGACCCGATGCGAGGAATCGCATGGCCCAGATGATGGAGCAACAGGATTACAACCGCCGGAGCCGCGCTTTCGGGCCGAAGCCCCCGGCTGGCGTAGCCTCCTACGGCGTGGCTCCGATGGGTGGAGGCGAGTTGGCCGACGCCGCGGGAAGCCGTGGCTCGGAGGTAGACAACGAGCGCGCGGCAGCCGAGCAGCAGCAGGAGCAGGCGGATCTACCGCAACCCGAGGCTCCTGCGCCGGAGGGCAGCATTGACCCTGGCCGTGCTGCGATGGGCCTGGGGCGTGGCCTGCCTCCTCCCCGGCGGTCCATGATGATGCAACGGCGGCCGATGCCGATGGGACGAGGCCGAGGTCCAGCTTTCTACTAACTACTTATGGCTTACGGCGCGCCAGCATACACACCTTGGGAAGAAGACCCGCTCAATCCGAACGCTCTCGTCTCGCGACCCGGCCTTAAGCCGCTGGGCCCGCGTCCGGTGGGCGGGCTGATGGGTCCAAATCCCGGCTTCGATCCCGCGCAACAGACCATGCCGATCGACGGAAGCATGGGCGCTGGCCTGCCTGAAGTTCCCGCTGGTCCCGCCGTGCCGGCGCTGCCTCGTTCAATGAAGCAGGATGACTGGATCTCGGCTCCGAACCCGGTTCTCGGCGATTGGAGCAACGCTCTCTCGCGCCGCGATCAGATCATCAAAGAGAAGCCTCTGCTGCACGATAAAGAATACGACATGCCTACGTGGCAGAAGGCGCTGATGACCGCCGCCAATGCCGCCGGGGCGTACGTGAACGCCGGACGCCGGACCCATGTCGATCTGATCGATCAGAAGACCTTGATGCGCCGCCCGAAGTTCGAGCAGGCGATGGACATGTGGGAGACCAAGGGCAAGGCGATCGACGCGGAGTTGCAGGGCATCCAGGCCAAGTACGGATTGCAGCGCCAGGCGAGCCAGGACGACCTGGCTCAGCGTCAGTTCAAGCGCCAGCAGGAGGTCTCGCAGGCGCAGATCGAAGAGACGCTGGCGCAGGCCGAGCAGCGGCGCAAGCTCGCCAACGCGCCGCAGAAGCCATTCGCCGACAGGTGGGGCACGATCAACCCGGAGACCGGCGAGTACTTCAAGCCGCCGGCCTGGGCGATGCCGCAGCCCAAAGCGCCGCCCACTCCCCACAACGCAACCGCGGAGGACAAGTGGTTCACCGGCACGCCGGAGGAGAAAAAGTCCGCGTTGGAGTGGAAGAAGGCCACCATGCGCCCGCGCGGCGAGGGCACTCAGGGCGCCCTGACCACCCTGCAGACGCTCAACCGGCAGGACAAGATCGACAAGAAGGTCGAAGCGATCGACGAGGCCGAGCGCGGCAAGGCGGTAGGCCCCGGTGGAGACCGGGTTCCCGGCCTGCACGAACAGGCGAAGAAAGTCGGCCAGTTGATCGCCAAGGCCCCGCCGGGCGCGGTTCCAGAAGACCTGGTCAATCAGTTGAACCAGATCAAGCAGGAACTCGAGGCGGGCTACAAGTACAAAGCGTCCGTGGGCGCCATCACGCAGAAGGAAGCCGATTCCTACATCCAGGGGCTCCATAAGGATTGGAAGCCTTGGGAGAAGACGGAAAAGCCGGCAGTGAAACCGGAAACGAAGAAGACCGACACCTCCTCGGTGGCCGGTGCGCCGAAGCCGCCGCCAGCACAGCCCGCAGCGGCACAAACGGCAGCGCCTGGACCGTCCGCGAAGGAAACCTTCGAGAAGGTCTTCCAGAATGAGACCATCCCGCCTATCCCGGCCGCGCAGCAGCCAGCCAAGCCGCCCACGCCCACCGGGCCGGCTGGTCCTCCACGGCCTCGCGGTGGAGAGTACGGGGCTCACAACGAGCCCAAGGTGACCATCGAATTTAACGGGACGAAGTACATGATTCCCCAGTCCCAGGTGGCGGCGGCGCTTGCGGAGAACAAAGGCGCGCGGGTTGTACCAGCGCAGTAGAGGGAAATGGCTGATAACCCATTTGCCAAATATGGCGGTGTCCTGGTAGCGGACGGCGAGGACGAGAACCCGTTTGCCAAGTACGGCGGCGTCAAGGTTGTAGGCCCGCCCAGGCCACATGTCGAGCCTACGCCAACCGGGCCTGCTCCTGCGCCCTGGATCACCGCCGATAAGGTTCCAGGCGCCGAGCTTACCGGGCTCCCCGGCGTACAGAAAGTCCCGGCTCCATACGATCTCGGCGGTCCTGGCCGAGGTCCAGGCGCCGCGCCGCCGATCAGCCCGCTCCAGCAGCCGACGATGCGCGCTGCGACACCGCGCTCGGTCCCTGATTACCTGTCCACAGAAGGCATCACCGGCCTGCCGTACCCTGGCTCCGGCGGGGTGGTCCCGCCCGAGCCGTACGCTCCTCCTCTGCCCAAGGACGCCGGCCTCGGCGAGCGCGTCTGGAGAGGCGTAACCGACGAAGGTTGGACGCAAGTTCAAGACTCGATCGCTTCTGGAACCCAGGTGGTGGGGCGGAACATCGATCGAGCCTTTGGTCCTGGGATGATCCGCAACGCGGGCGATAGGCTCGCCCAGTACGGCGAGGAGTTGGAGTCTGGGCGCGAGTACACGCCGCCCGCCGTAAACCTGGAAGACTGGCTCGCCAAACCCGATCGGTCTGTCGGCGACCTCGCGACGATGGTCATCGAGGGCGGCGCGAGAACCCTGCCCAACATGCTGGCAACGGTTGGAGCGGGCATGTTGGTTCCCGGCGGCGGCGCCGTACTCTCCTACCTGATGAACTCCGGGGAGATCTTCGATAGCCAGGTTAAGGAGGGAATCCACCCTGAGCAGGCGGCGAAAAACGCGGCGGTCTGGGGCGTCCCGGCCACGATGCTGGACTACTTCGTTCCAGGGGACATCATCAAGGCTATCAAGGCGAATCCCAAGCTGCCAGCGGAGCTTAAGAAGACCCTCTACAAGCGCGTAGTGGATTTCGCCAAGGGCACCGGCACCGAGATGTTCACCGAGGGCGCCCAGAACGTCAACCAGGATCTTGCCATGTCGCAGGCGACCGGGAAGCCGATGGACTGGCGGAAGACGGGCGTAGGGGCCGCCGAGGCCGCGCTCACGGCGGCCGGCCCTGGCGCTGTCGGCCATGTGATGGAGAGCGTCGGCGAGCGCACGCCCGCCCTGGACGACGTATTGGGCGGCGGCGAACTGGCCGACTACATGCGGAAACGGCAGGAGGCCGGTTTCCAGCCTCTGGAGCAGCCGCAGCCGGAGGACGACGGCGGAACGCCTCCTCCTCCAGGAGCGCCTCCCGGTGCTCCCCCAGGAGCGCCTCCTGGGGCACCTCCCGGCGCGCCACCGCCAGGCGCAGGCCCGTTCCCGCCTCTCCATACGCAACCGCCGCCAACCGAGCCTGGAACGATACCGACGACCGAGCCTGGGGCTCCCGACCAGACACTGCCTCCCGAGACGACGCCCGGCACCGGCGAGGCGCCTCCCCCGCCCCCTCCGGTACTGCAGGGCGAAGAGCTCTACCAGGCCGCGACCGCCCACGTTGCCGACATCGCCGGGATCGAAGCGCCCGAGCTTGCCGCGGCGCTGGGTGTTACGCCGAAAGATGCGCAGGCGGTCCTGGAGCGCATGGTGCAGGAGGGCGCGTTCACTCCCAAGGTTCTCAAGAACGGCGGCATCTCTTACGTCAATCTACGGCTGAAGCAGGAGCGCGGCGGCATATCGCCGGTCACCTCGCCGATCCAGAAGGGCCAGGCCGAACCGCCGCCGCCTCCAGGACCAGGAGTGCAGCAGGAGCCGCCGCCGCTGCCGACGCAGCCACCAGCGCCACCGCAGGAAGACGTTTCCCGTGGAACAGAAGAAGACGTTCCGCCGCCCGAGGTAAGAACCGAGGAGCCGAAGCAGCCCGTCCCAGACGAGGCGGCGGCCAAGCGTCAGGCGTTCATCCGGAACCGCTACGCCAACAAGCCGGAGAGTTGGTATGGAACCCTCGAAGGCGAAGGCCCCCGGCCTGAGTGGAACGACTTTGTGGAGCGCTTCGCCCGCAGCGATTACGGCGCCGACCTCCAGGAGGAAGCCAAGCGGGCCATCCAGGAGTTCCGCGGGCTCGAGCCGCCGTCCGATTCAATTCAGCAAGGAAAGGAGCCAGGAGAACAAGGAACCGCACCAAAGCCGCCAGCATTGGAGCGGGCGCCGCCGCCTGCTCCAGCGGCTCCCGAGGAGAAGGAGCCCATCCCGTCGAGCCCAGAGGGCCGGCCTGTTCCGCCGGAGCATCCCAACGCAAAGCGGGAAAAGGTCTTCACGACGGCAGGCCGCGAAGTGCCTATCCGCTACGAGATCCGCGAGGCAGACGACCTCGTCAACTCGTTCGAGCCTAACTATCCGCAGGAGTATCAGCCGCGCGACACCGAGCGGATCGGCACCGAGCAGCGGGTCAAGCAGCGCCAGAGCGACATGAGGCCGGAGCTATTCGCCGAGTCTCCGCTCGCCTCCGATGGCGCCCCGATCGTCCTGCCGGACGGCACGGTCATCACCAGGAACCACGGGTCAGAAGCGCTCAAGCGGAACTACCGCGAAGGCTCGCCCAAGACCGCCGAGTACAAGCAGTGGCTCGCAGACAACGCGGCCCGCTTTAACTATTCACCCGAGCAGATTGCCGGGATGCAGCAGCCCATCCTGGTCCGCGTGATGGAGGGGAATGTCCCGGTCAGTGAGGTGATCGAGTTTGCGGGCGAAGCCAACGCGCCCAGCGTAGCCAAAATGAGCGAGGCCGAAATCGCCCAGCACATGGCTAAGAGGATGACGGGCGCCGTGATGGAAGCGTTTCATCCGACCGAGGACGGCAAGCCCAACATCGAGTTCGTACGGGAACTGATCAAGGGCCTCACCGTCGAGGACCAGGCTACCTTCATCGACCGCAACGGCAAGCTCTCGCAGGAGGGCGCCAAGATCGTCCGGAACGTCATCTTCGCCAAGGCATACCCTGACATGCGCGCGATCGAGCGCATGGCCGAGACCGAGGACGCCAGCCTCCTCAACGTGACCAAGGGGATGCTCTTCTCGGCACCCAAGGTTGCCATCTTCCAGGATCTGGTTGACCGCGGCGAGCGCTTCGATCTCGGCATTGGCCAGGACATCATCGACGTACTCAACATCCTCGATCAGATCTCGCGCGAGGGCAGCAGCATTCCGGAATGGAAAGCCCAGCAGAGCATGTTCGGGCGCGATCCGTTCCTGATCCGGCTCCTCGACATCGTCTCGGAGAACACCAGATCGGCCAGGAGAATCTCCGATGTCTTCATAGCCTACGCGGAAGTAGCCGATGCGGCCGGCTCTCCCAAGCAGGAGACGATGTTCGGCCCGCCGGAGATTCCCGGCAAGTTGGAGATACTGGAGACTGCGCATGAACGGGCAAAAGAGCAATGGGCGGCCAAGCCTAAACGGCGAGACCCGGCGACCGGCAAACCCATCGAAGAAGGCGGGCCCGAGGAACAGGCGAAACCCGCAAGTGATGGAGTGGCTAAAGGACCGGATGAAGACGTACGACCCGAAGTACTTCGGGAAGGACCAGCCAAACCAGGAGCCCCCGGCGCCCAGCAGCCTGGAGGAGTAGAAAAAGGAAAAGGCGTACGCCGCCGGGATCGGCGGCGAGCTATAGACGCCGATGGCAAGTGGCAGGATGACACCCTCGCCGATATCCCCGGATTGACCGCGCAGGCAACGTTCAAAGAGCCAGGGGTAAGCGGCGTCGTCTGGGTGAACTACGACGGGATGCGCGTAGTGGAAGCCGCGCTGAACGAGCCGCCGCTGAACGGCATCGCACTTGACGACGTGGGCGTGGTCGACCTCATGTCGGCGCTGGAAGCGCGCCTCGCCGAAGACGGCCTGTACGAGGAAGAGCGTGCCAAGCTCCAGGAGTTTCACGACCTACTGAGCAAGCACCGCGAGAAGGTAGGGCCCGGCGCCGGTGTCGAGATCGTCATGGCCGATCCCACGGTGAATGCAGACTTCATTGGGACGGCCCGCGAAGAGAAGCTGCACGCCGCCCAGCGTCAGGCCAAGCTCTCGGACGAGACCATCGAAGACCTGATGCTTGAGCCGGAGTTCCACGAGGCATGGGGATGGCTTGAGGATCACGGCTATCCTGATATTGACGCCAAGGGCGCATTTGAAGAGATCACCGCCAAGGTGCTCGCCGGCCAGGCAATCGGGCTCACCGAGGCCCAACGCATCAAGGTTGCCAAAGCCTACCGCAATGCGCTGATCGCGGCGCATGGCGCCGAGGCTATCGTTTTATTCCGATACATCAAGTCAGGTGAAGTGAAGGAGACGTTCCGTGGCAGAGAAGCAAAAGAGGAAGGTGCTGGACGCGCCGCCGGAGTTCAGTCGGAAGGCGGTGTCGAACTTCAACGCGGCCCAACTGGCGGCCGCGAGGGCGAAGGAGAAGGGGGAGGACGAGGACGCGGCGTTCGAGAAGTCGCTGAAAGCGAGTTGGGCGGAAAGCGCGGGGAGCAAACCAAAATCGAATTAGAGGAGCAGCCCGACGACCGGGCGATCCTCCAGGGCGAGCGTCTGACCGCAGGCTTCAACGCTCCGCTCACGCCGGAAGAGAAGCGCGCCAAGCTCAAGCCCGCCAAGGTCGAGCAGACGAGTATGTTCGGCGGCGAGGAAGAGCCCGCCGAGCGCCAGGGCCGGCTGTTCGCCAAGCGCCAGCATGAGTTCGAGGCGCCGGGGCGCCTGGTCACCTCGAAGACAGCCGAGGAGTTCGGCTCCACCGACATCCTGATGCCCGGCGAGGGCTTCCGTTTCCCCGAGGCGGTGAAGCGGGCCGCCTCGCTGATCAGGAAGTACCCAGGCTTCCGCGGCAAAGGGCTCGCCAATCCCCAGGCGGTCATCGACGACTTCGTCAAGCAGATCCGCGAGAACCTGGTCTGGCTCCACGACAAGTACCGGGAGCAGCACGGCGATCTGATCAAGCGCGCCAAGCTCTGGTACGACGGCGGGCGCAAGATCGCCGAAGGCTTCGCCAAGGAGGCCGGCGTCAAGCCTCACCAGTCCGCCGCGGTCATCGCCGTCCTCTCGCCGAAAAAAGACTGGTTCATGAACGTGGACCTGGCGCGGCGCATTCATCAGTTCATGGGCATCGCCGACACCGTGAAGTGGTCCGACAAGATGGACGCCGGGTATCGGGCCATGCAGAAATCCAAGGCCAGGAGCGATGCCAGTTCCATCAAGAAGGCCGCTGCGAAAGGGAAGGTCTTCACTCCCAGCAAGACACTCCCTAACGCCTACCGGCGGATTCGCGGGAAGGCTTTCAGCGAGATCACCAACGCGCAGGACCGGGCCTACTATCTGCGCATGTGGGACGAGGGCCACAATAGCCGGGACTTCAATGTCCTGACGCCCGAGGGCGAGTCGCGCGGCGTGGCGCGCAACAAGAAGGACACCGCCAACTCGAAGGTGGTCTGGGCCGGGTACGACGCGATCCGGAAGGCCATGTCGGTTCTCGAGGACGGTTCGGTGGAGAACATCAGCAAGCGCCTGGGCAACCGGCACAAGGTGCGCTCGTTCTACAACAACATCCTCGATCCCAACTCGAAGAACCTCCACGTCACCATCGACACCCATGCGGTGTCGGCCGGGCTGCTGCGGCCGCTTGGCGAGAGCGACCCGGAGGTCAAGCACAACCTGGGCGCGCTCTCGGTGGTAACCGGCGAGGCTCCGACCTACGGCCTGTTCGCCGAAGGCACCAGGGACGCAGCCAAGGACCGCGATCTGATCGCCCGCGAGATGCAGTCGATTACCTGGGAGGCGGTGCGCGGCCTGTTTTCCGGCGGTTTCAAGAACGACGCCAACAGAAAAACGCTTGCGGCGCTCTGGCGGGACGTTGCGCAAGGTAAAATAACGGCTGATGAAGCGAGAGAGCAAATCTTCAAGCTCGCGGGAGGCATTGATCGACCAGCTTGGGCAGATCGACTCCCCGATTTTGGAGGACATGATCGAGGAGGGCGCGCCGCTGACGCGCGCGGAGTACCTGGCGAGGGCGTACCCGGAGCAAGACCCGGAGGAGCCGATGGACTCCGAGCTAGAGGCCGAGATGCCGGCGCTGTTCGTACACCCGGACCTAAGGAAAGATCTCGGCCTGGACGACAGCGAAGCGTAAGAGGCGAGCCGGTCCCCACCGGCAAGACGGTCGAGGCCCAGACCCACGCCGCCACCGGCGGCAGATTCCCAGACATCATCCGCTTCTCCGATGACCTGAAGAGGGCGATGGATGGCCTCGTCTTCCACAGCGAAAGCAAAGCGGACCGGAAGGCCGGCAAGCTCGCGGCTGGTTTTAAAACCGGGACGTGGTACATCAACCGGCGCGGGCTGAGCCTGCTCGCCAAATGGACAGGCTCCGACATGGTCGCGGGAAGCTCGTTCCCGGCCAGTACGGTCCCCCTTCTCATCAAGGTAATCGACGAGGATATTGCGTGGATACAGGCCCGCAAGCCGCTCACCCCGCAGGGCCTCGCGGAGATAACCAGGCTCCGCGACCGGCTGGAAGCGTGGGAGAAACTCCCGAAGGCGACGCCGGACGAGTCGGTGAACTTCTCCTTCTTTGAGCAGGGCGAAAAACGGCACCCTGCCATGCGCGCGACGATCTCCGAGGAGGCGATACATGGCTTCCAGCGCCTGGCGGCACTCAAGGACGCAACCATCGACGCCCTGATGGATACCGACCTGTTCAAGCGGGCCAAGCAGACGCTCCAGAGGAACGGTTTGTACGCCGGCAAAAACAACCGTTCGGTCCTCATGGAAATCACCGCGAAGATCCTGGCGGCCGATCCGGATTACGCCCCCCATATTCCCGAGTTGTTCCGCCTGCATATCGTCAAAGCCTACCGGGATGCGATCGTTGCCGAGCACGGCGAGGACGGGATCGTTGTTTTCCGGTACATCAAAAAAGGCAAGGAGAAGGATGTCTTCCAGGGGCGGATGCAACCGCCCATGCCCACCAGACCCGGTGCGCCTACGACCGGGCCGCGGGCACCGCCGCCGCCGCCACGGCCGTCTCCAACCGCTCAGCCGGTCTGGACGCCCACGGGCAGGGCGACGCAGGCGCCCTTCGACTTCACCAAGAAAGATCCTTACGCGGGCACTACGCCCTCGCCCACGGCCAAGCCGAGTACTTCGCCCACGCGCAAGCCGGTGCAGCTTCCGCTGTTCCAGCAACTGAAGAAGGCTGGCCTGTTCGCCAGGATTGTCGAAGCGGGCAGGCGGGCGGACGAGCGGCTCCGCAAGGCCGGCATCTACTCCGGCGCCACGCTGAGCGCCAACCGGTTCCTCGATCCGAAAGTCATCCGCGACATGGCGATCTCGATCGCCGGCTCGGTTGCTCAGGGCGTCATCGATGCGAGGAACTTCACCTCGTCGATCACCGATAAGTTCGGCAGCGGCGCCCGGCGCGTAGCTCGTCAGGTGTACCGCCGCGCGCAGGGGCAGATGAGGCACGCCGCCTCGACCGGGACGCTGAACGCACGCACGCTCGGACCCAATGCCGTGCAGGCCGCCTCGATCGGCGTGCCGCCTCCCACGACGGCGGTCGCCACCACCACGCCGCAGCAGCAGGCCGCGGCCGCCCTGGATCAGCGCGAGAAGGAAATCTGGGAGCGGATGATGCCGGCCACCAAGACCGGCGAAGACAGCCTCCTTGAGAAGGGCAGGAAAGGCTGGCAGAGCTTCAAAGCCTTCTTCGACCGGCAGTACTTCCACCTGGCTCACGGCGCCAGGTTCGCCGAGCTCCGGCAGCGCCTCAACTTCGTGGCCAAGAGCCAGGGCACGTCCCAGCACAAAGCGGCCCAGGCCATCATCGATCAACTCGAGAAGCTCGACGAGAAGGAGTACATCCAGTTTTTGAAGGTGGTGGTCTACAACGACATGTGGGCGCGCGTCATGCAGCAGACCGCCGAGGGCACGCCGGTGCTCGACAAGGATCTGTGGTGGGGCATCAAGGACAAGCACGAGCTAGCCAATGTGCGGGCGAAGGTGCGCGCCGATGCCAGGGCCAATCCCAAGGTGACCGCCGCGCTCGATATGCGCCAGCAGATGTGGCCCAACATTCGCAAGGAATACATCGCCGCCATGAAGAAGGCCGGCGTCGACGTATCGAAGAGCATCAAGCGCAAAGACTACTTCCGCCATCGCGTCATGAAGCACCAGGATGCCAAGATGGCGGGCAAGGGCGGCGGCTCGCGCTTCAAGCTGCCTACCGCGCGCGGCTGGCTGAAGAAGGCCCAGGTCAACATCCACGACTACTCGCTCGACTACATCCGCTCGGAGTTTGAAGTCCTCAACGAGATGATGTACGACACCGCACGGGCCAAATTTATCGGCTGGCTGAAGGACGAGAGCGGACACAACATCGACAAGCAACTCATGCGCCAGGCGGCGGCGCACAACAAGGCCGTCATCATGCCGACCTTCGCGCGGATGGCGCGCTACTACAACCGCAAGAACCGCGGCCGCGGCGTCTCGCTGATGACCGCCGAGTCGATGTACCAGAAGATGATGCGGCTCAAGCCGCGCGATCCAAGCTGGCGTAAGCGCCTCACCATGCGCCTGGCCGGCGCCGAGTATGTGGGGAGCCTGGAGAAGGCGCTCAATACGTTCGCCAAGGACACCCACGACATCTACCGGGCCAACGATAAGGACCACTTCTACCTGGCGGCCACGATCCCTGACGCGCTGGCGCGGGCGATCGCCGCCAACGGCACCGGCCAGGTGCTCGACACCCAACTGAAGAAGATCCTGGCCAAGGGCCAGCGCCAGGGGCAGATGGTGCTCCCCAAGGAAGTGGTCAAGACCCTGCAGGAGTTCATGCAGGGGCCGACGAGCGATGTCGGCAAATTCGTCGACTCCGTTTCCAGGTGGCCTCTCAACAAGTGGAAGCAACTCAAACTGATTCATCCGGCAGGCGTCGTCAAGTACAACCTGCGCAACCTGTCGGGCGATCTGGAGCGCGTGCTGGCCGTCAATCCGCACGCCGTTGCGCATGTCGGCAAGTCCATGAGCGACATCTACGATTTCGTGAAGACCGGCAAGATGCCGAGTCCCGAGTTCCAGGAATGGTGGGAACGCGGAGGCATGGACTCCAACCTCCAGGAGGCCGAGGCCGGCGACATCGACCGCCTCGCCAAGCTGAAACGCAAGCTGGTCGATCCCGATGTCGGTGCGGCGAAGAAGACGCTGCGCTTGGGCGTGAGGGGATGGAACGCTCTGTGGAGAGGGCTCCGCACCGGCACCAACATGCGGGAAGGCATCCTGCGCTATGCCACTTTCCTCGAGTACCAGCAGCAGATCGCGGCGAGCACCTCTGGGCGCCCGAAGAACTTTGGCGCCTCGCGCCGCGAAGAAGTGATGGCGCTCAGGAGCCGCAACGATCGCGCCTACAAACTGTCGAACGACCTGATGCTCGCCTACGACGAGGTGGGCGTGGCCGGCCAGGAACTCCGGAAAAGGTGGATTCCCTTCTGGAGCTTCCAGGAGCAGAACGCGCGGGCCTACAAGCGGATCATGGTCAACGCCTGGAAGGACGGCCGGACCTCCGCGTTGATCGGACGAGCCATCGTGGGGAAGACCGCGCGGGTAGGCGCCTACACGATGATGAAGCTCGCCTCGACCTCGATGCGGCTGCTGATGCTCAAGACGCTCACCGAGCTCTGGAACAACTACGCCTACGACGACGAGGAAGAGGATCTGCCGGAGAGCGTGCGCAAGTCGACCCATATCATCCTGGGCCGAGACTCGAACGGCAAGGTGCGAGTGTTCTCGCGCCTGGGCACCATCGACGATCTGCTTGAGTGGGGCGGCCTGGATGCGGCGCCGTTCTATGCGCGCGAGTACATGAACGGGCGCATGGACTTCGCCGATCTGAAGGACCAGATGATCGGCCATCTCCTGCCCAGGCTGCGCGGCGGCCTTCCGGTTCCCAAGGCGGCCTTCAACAAGGTCTGGCAGAGCATCACTCCGTACATCAAAACGACGGCGGAACTGGGCTATGGCAAGACCTCCTATCCGGACTTCTTCAAACAGCGAGAGATTCGGGACACCGGCGAGTACATCGCCCGCGAGTTGAACCTGCTTGCCCCCTACAAAGGGTTGATCAAAAAGCCGCAGCCGTCGTTCTGGACGATGGACAAACTGTCCGAGTTCATGATCTACAAGTACGATCCGAACGAGACGCAGTACAACTCGTTCCGCTACGACAAGGTGGCCAAGTGGGCGGTGGAGAACGGGCACGACACCTCGGGCGGCGGCATGTCGCTGAAGAAGTCGGCCGAGGCGCTCTACGATATCCGCATGGCGATCCGCTACGACGACCAGAGCGCGCTGGCCGCCGGGATACAAGCCTACAAGGATGCGGACGGCACCAAGCAGAACCTGAAGAAATCAATCCAGCGCCTGCATCCGCTGGGCTCGCTCACCAACAAGAAGCTGAAGAAGGAGTTCGAGGACTCCCTCACCGCCCAGGAAAAACGGCAACTCGAAAAGGCTGTAGCATTCTGGGAAGAGCAATTTCATTCCAAGGAAACCGAAGTGATGGATGTCGCGCAGTCCGAAGGTCTGCCGGCCAAGAAGAAGAAGGGGAAGAAATAAATGGTACACGGTCCCTACAAGCGGGCGACGGTGATCACGCCGCACGATACCAATCCGATCGGAGTGCCCTGCGAGGCTCTGATCGCAGACACCGGTGGCACGGTGAATGTGGTCGACTTCGCCGGGGTAACATCCACGATCACACTGGCCACGGGCGTGCCGCTGGAGTTCACGCCGCGCATCGTAAAAACCGGCGGTGCAGCCACTGGCCTCAAGGCGCTTTGCAGGTAGGATATAAGCCATGCTGGTCGAGGATCTGGAAATCTTTCAGGGCGACGATTACGTTGTGACCGTCACGGTCAGGGACTCGCTCGGGGCGGCGTACAACCTCGCCGGCTTCACCGCCAAGGCCCAGGTGCGCCGGCAGCCCGCCGACTCAGGCCCCGTTGTCGCCGAGTTTGGAGCCGCCGTCCAACTGCCGAATCTCGTCGTCTTGTCCCTCACCAACGCGCAGACCCTCGCCCTGGCCGGCACCTACTACTGGGATGTTCAGATCAAGAGTTCGGCCGGCGCCGTCACGACGCTGGCCAGGGGGCGCGTCCTCTCCGCGCAGGAAGTGACCCGTGAGGTGGTGATGGCGTGACGCGGACCATCGAGCTAGATGCGGTAATCGTCAAGCCGCGGCTGAACGTCACGATCGATCCGGCGAAAGACTTCATCGTCTCGATGGCAGCCGGGCAGCCGATCCCAGGCCCTCCTGGTCCCCAAGGAGAGCAAGGAATCCCAGGCCCGGTTGGTCCCCAAGGCCCGAAAGGCGATACCGGCGATACAGGCCCGGTTGGTCCGACCGGAAGTACCGGCAGTACCGGAGCCACTGGCCCCAAAGGCGACAAAGGCGACAAAGGCGACCAAGGCATCCCCGGAAATACCGGCAGTACCGGCGCCACCGGCGCCCAAGGCCCGCAAGGCATACCCGGCGATCCAGGAACCCCAGGCGCCCAAGGCCCCCAAGGCATACAAGGAAATCCCGGCCCCACTGGTGCGACCGGAGCCACCGGTCCGGAGGGCCCCCAAGGCATCCAAGGTGTCCCAGGTCCAGCCGGCGTCCTGGCGGTTCAGGACGAGGGTATTGCCCTGGCTGGCCGGTCCTCCCTCAACTTCGTGGGTGCGGGCGTTACTGCGACCGACGACGGCGCCGGCAACCGGACCACGATCACCATCCCCGGCCTGACCGGCACCGGCGGGCACGTCATCCAGGACGAAGGCACGCCGCTCACCGCCCGTGCGGCCCTCAACTTCATAGGCGCTGGGGTAACAGCCAGCGACGACGTAGGCAACAGCCGTACCAATATCACGATCGCGAGTTCTCAAACTCCCTGGCTCCAGGACATCAACGGCGGCAACTTCAACCTCGGCAACGTCAAAGCCATCGGCGTAGGAGCCAACGCCAACCCCGTCATCGCAGGCGTCTATGTGCAAACCGCTGGCGCTGGTGCCGCCGGTTTCCGCCACTTCGACTCAGCCACGACCGGCGCTGGGAGCATCATCGTAGGCAACGACCTGGGCCACCTGGGCGGTCTCATACTAGGTGGATCTCTACTGGCCACTGTCGGCCTACGTGACGTTCTGTCCTTCTACACCCAGTCGGCCACGCCTATCATCTTTGCGACCCAGGAAGTAGAACGCATGAGGATCACCGCCGCTGGCCTCATGGGCATCGGCAAGACGCCGGCCACTTACAAATTGGAGGTCTCAGGGGATATAGACGTGACCGGGGTATACCGGATCAACGGTGTCCCATTATCCGCTGGCGCATCGCAAACGCCGTGGCTGCAGGACATCAACGCCGCCACCTTCAAGCTCAACAACTCTGGCGGGATCGGCATAGGCGTGGCCTCGCCCACTCAGGCTCTGCACGTAGCCAAAGCAGACAACAACGACGTTATCCTGGTTTCCGGCTCTAGCACCAGCGTGTACATGGCGTTCCAGTCGAACGCCACGTCCGGCCGCATCACGCACTTTAATGGCTCGGCATGGGGGAATATTCTCCTCGCCCCGTTCGGCGGAAAAGTGGGCATCGGCATCCCCGCTACGATCAACTACCCGCTCGACGTTGTAGGTGATGTCAACATTTCCGCCGGCAGTGTCTACCGCATCAACGGTGTCCCGCTTAGTACCGGCGTACCTACTTCCAGGCAAGTGATCGCCGGGACCGGCCTGTCTGGCGGCGGCGCACTTACCGCGGATGTTACGCTCTCCGCGCTGCCCATGATCGCCAGCGGCGCGACTGGGCGCGGCGGCACTGTACCCACGCCAGGAGCTACGGCAGGGACAACTAAGTTCCTCCGCGAGGACGCAACGTGGGGAGTGCCGGTGGGCGCGGCCCAGACGCCTTGGCTCACCGATATCAACGGCAACGGTAAGATTCTCTACAGTGTCGCTGCCATAGGCATCCAGGTAGCCAGCCCACAGGTTGCCCTGCAAATAGCCGGTCAAATCTGGTCAACCGCCGACACGGTCATCCTGGAATACGCCGCCCATAGTAGCGGGTACGGGCGGGTTGGATGCATGAGCTTTCACCCGTTGACACTCTGGACCAACCAATTGGAACGTGTGCGGATCTTAGCGGATGGCAAGGTTGGTATCGGCACGGCGAATCCGCTGAATACATTTCAGGTTCATGCCGCGACAGATCAGAATTTGGGCATCCGCCATGACGGGGCCAAGATGGGTATCGGCACATACAACGACGCCGGGACGCTCGGCGTGCCAATGAGCCTCAACGCCTCGTCATTTGAGTTCTTGACTGGGTCTGTGGGTATTGGAACTGGCAACCTGAGTACGGCCAAGTTAGTTGTCCAGGCGACCGTGGACCGAGTGCTCGTTGTGCGCGGCGATCCCGCCCCATTTGGCTTTCCCGCTGGCATGTTGGGTCCAATCCTTGCAGGAGTCAGTTCCGATCACTCCACCTTCGAGCCATTCACCATCGCTGGCTCGTCCATCAATCTGATGACCGGCAACGTGGGCATCAACACGACGGCTCCCGCCCATAGGCTGGACGTAGTTGGCAACTGCAACGTGACCGGCCAGTACTTGGTCAACGGTGTCCCACTTAGTACCGGCGGCTCCCAAACCCCGTGGACGCAGGACATTGCTGGCGGTGGCTTCACTCTCTCGAGCGCGGGCGCGGTTGGCTTCGTTAATGTCGGTGCGACGGTACCCGCAGGGCCGGCCATCATGGGTGGTTACGCTGGCGCCGTCATGCTGCTCGTCTCTGGAACCACCGCTATTCAGATCAACAATCAGGCGAACAATGTGGGAATCGCCCGTTTCCACAACAGCGCCGGGGTAAGTTTCGGCACCACTTACTACGCCAGTGATCCGGGAGCAAACGCCCTGAGCGTCGAAGGGCGAATTGGCATCGGCACCACCACTCCCGGCAGCTATAGTGCTGGATTAACGGTCCTCGCTGGAACCGCGGGCAAACAAATTCAAATTCTAGAACCCGGCGGCAATGGTCAATACCGCCTGGAAATTGGTTATGCCGTCATCAACGGGAACTGGGGCGGACGCATCCAGGCTCTGGTCACAGAGACGCCCTACCAACTGCACCTGAACCCATTGGGCGGCGGGGTCAACATTGGTCCCGCTACCAACATCCCGGCCTGCGGCTTACAGGTGACCGGCGTAGGCCAAGGAACTGCCTCCCCAACCTTCCCCACTGGCGCTCAAGGCGCAACCCTGCTTGTAAGTGATTCTCTCGGGCCGGGGGCCAGCGGCGGGATGATCGTCTTCGGTGCTCGGGGCGGGGACGGATCAGGCTTCTGCGGAATCAAAGGCTATTACCTCGACGGGGGAGGCAACACTGCCGGGGCGATGGGGTTCATGACCCGTAAAGTCAACACCGACACGGTTCTCACTAACGTGATGTGGCTTAGTACCGGCGGCTATCTCGGCATCAATACCACTGGGCCAGCCTGCCACCTGTCAACCGGCAGCGTCCTGGCCACGATCAAGGTTGCCTCATACGACCTGTCCGGTTCCATGTTCGGCATCGGCGTCCAGAGTGCCGTCCTCACCTTTGGCGCTGGCATCGGCGAGCAGGGCGCGGCAAACATGACCCTCAGTTCCTCTGGGCATCTTGGCATCGGCATCGGCAACGCTGCGTCTGCGCATCGGCTGTCAGTGATCCCAACGGCGGGTGTTAATACCTTCGCGTTGGCATCGCAGCAGGTGAAAATCGGTGAGCCGAGTAACATCGCTGGCTATGCCATGACTCTTGGGTATGGGGCACCAAGTGGCAGATACGGCGGCACCATCCAGGCATGGGACAACGGTGCAGTGGGCACGTTATACCTAAATCCTGGAGGGGGCAATATCGTCATGGCAAATTCGGCAGCCTGGGGAGCAGACACCGCGAATATGCCGCTTGGGACAATGATGATCTACTACAATCATACGGACGGTCGATTGTACTTCTACGTTAAGAGAACTGATTCCCAAACAATAAGACAGACTAACTTGTTATTGACATAGAGAAAGAAGGTTCCAATGACTTATACAGAGAGCGCCGCCCTCATGAGCGATCCGGCGTTCCGGGGCCGTGTGCAAGTGGCCGTCTTGAAGTTCGCTGACTCGATCATGATCGAGGCTTCGAGCGTTCCGGCGCACAATACGCGCGAACGCTGGGCGATCAATACTATGCAGAACCCGCAGATGGTGGCCATGCAGATACAGCCGCCCACGGTCATGGACCCGGCGGTGCAGACGGCCGGCGGCGCCGTGACTGACGTGGAGTTGCAAGCCGCGGTGGAAGGGGTTGTGAATAAACTACTCTAATGCAGAGTCTGACCTTGCCTTTTTACCAGCGCATCATGTTATGGAATGTGATCGGAAGCCATGCCGCCCCCAACCTCAAGGAAGCCAGCGTTGGCTTGCGCGTCATCGAGAAACTACGGCTCTCCGACCAGGAGCAGACCGAAAGCGAATTTACTATCAACGGCCAGCAATACAACTGGAAGCTGCCCAGCGAAACCTACGGGACCAAGACCGTGGACTTTGAAGGCGACGAGGCGAAGGCTCTGGCCGCGGCGATCGAGGCCGCGCCTACGCGCGTGATGGACGCCGTCTGGTTGCAACCGATCGTCGACAAGCTGAAGGTCTCCCCCAACGGGGCCGGCGCCTGAAGCGCGAGACCACCAAGAGACTGCTTCTCTTTGCAATGATCCTCTACTGGCTCATCAGCCTCTCCGTCCTCTGGGTTGTGACCAAACCTGCCCGTTGACTTTGCGCAAGGAAACCCAGCATACTAACGTTGCGCAAGAATGGGCAGCAGTAATGGCTTCGGTTCCGCCTCCGAGAGGCTCGCTACTCTCAAGGCTCACCGCGGCATCCTCAGCCGCATAGCCGGGCAACTGGGAATGTCTACGGCCGCCGTGTCGCGGACGTATCACGGCGTCACCAGGCAGACCAACCCGCGGATCGTCGAAGCCATCAGGCGAGCCCTCGCTGAAGCGCGGAAAGCGAAAGAGGTGAGGCTAAATGGCTGATCAAGAACAGGCCCTGGTGCGGGCCGGAGGAGACGTGACGCACACCGCCTATGGCGATGTGACTCATCGCTCCGGAGTAGACGTAGCTGCTGCGACCCAGGCGGCACACGCCCAGGCCGCGGTGCAGGCGCGCTACGTGATGGCGATCCAGCGCCCGCGCAACGAGGCGAACTTCCGCTCGAAGCTCCTGCTCGAAGTGGACAATCCGGACTTCGCGGCAATCTGTGAATATCGCAGGCCGGTGGGCAAGGAGAAGAACGCGCAAGGCCAGTGGGTCGACAAGATTGCCACGGGCCCTTCGATCCATCTGTTGCGCACGGCGCTGAGGCTCTTCGGGAACAATGGCAGCGAGCCGGCGGTCATCACAGAAACACCGGATCTGCGGATCGGATCGATCACGATTTCTGACTATGAAAATAATTTCCACGTCGTGAGGACATTCGTCATTGAAAAAAGGATCGAGAAGCGCGGCTACGAGAACCGCCGGACCAAGCAGGTAGAGCCGCCGCCCGGCCGGGAGATCCTCGGCACGCGCATAAACACTGACGGCGAAGAAGTGTACATCGTCCGGATGAACCTGGACGAATTGAGGAAAGAGGAACTTCGTCAGACCGCGCTCGCCAAGCGCGCCGCCGCCGAGGAGTTCTTGCCCAGGCATATCATTCGGGCCGCTTTAATGAGGGCGGTAGGTGTGATGAAGGATGCGGACGCCAAAGATCCGGCGGCCGCGAAGAACCGGATGATCGATGCCTTCGTCGAACTCAAGATCATGGCCAGCGACCTGGAACACTACCTCGGCCATTCGCTCGACCGGCTCTCGACCGACGAGTTGGCCACGCTGCGCGGTGTCTATTCCCGCCTCTCGAATGAGGAGGTCACCTGGGAAGAGTGCCTCGCCGAGCGCAACCCGGCAGGCAGTACCGAGGAAGCCGAGAAGGTGCGCGCCCAAAAGCTCGCCGCACTCACCGGCCAGGCTCAAACAGTAACCCACACAGAAGAAGCGAAGGGTAAAAGCGGGGGTGAGAATCCATCTGGCGAGGCGAAGGTTCCAACTTCGACCGAGCAAGGACCGGTTGGAACGGTCAAAACAGTGGACGCCCCCGCTCCGGACAAACGCTACATCTCGACCGACCAGGCGCAGGAGTTCGCCCAGGTGATCCACGCCAATAACCTCGACGACGAGCAGATCGCCAAGCTCGTGAAAGCCGGGGGCGCGGATCGCTACGACCAGATGAGGCCGGACCTCTTCGAGGTGGTCCTGAAGATGGCCCGCGCGACCAAGGGGAAGGGGAACAAGAAATGACCCGCCGCCTCAAGTCTGTTGAAATAAAGAACGTTAAGGGTATCGAATCGCTCACCTTTAGCACCGGCGCCGTGACGGTCCTACGCGGGCGGAACGGCGCCGGGAAATCATCCGCCATCGACGCGCTGGTGAGTGTCTTTGAGGGAGGCCACGATCCGGCGTTGATCAGGACAGGGGCGAAAGAGGGATCTATCGCCCTGATCCTCGACGACGGCGTGACCATCAAGAAGACCATCAAGCCGGAGCGCTCGGTCCTGGAGGTCAGGACCGCCGACAAAGGCAAGGTCTCGGCGGAAGCGACCTACGTCAAGAAGCTCGCCAGCGGGCTGAAGTTCAACCCGGCCGCCTTCATCTCGATCTCAGGGAAGGAGCGGGCCGCCGAGCTTAGTAAGGTCATGCCGGTGCAGTTCAACGGCAAGGAGGTGAACGCCGCGGCGAACGAAGCGATCCTCTCCGAGGGCGAAGTGATCGACCAGCAACGCTTCACCCAGATCAGGGACGGGCGCTACGCCTCCAGGACCGACGTGCGGCGCGAGCAGGAAGCCGCCGAGGGGTTCATCATCGAGACCGAGAAGAGCCTCCCCACGGGCACCAGCGCCTCCTGGCAGGGCGTCGTAGAGATGCTCCGCATCCAGGTGGGCGAAGCCAAGGCCGGCCTGGAGCGCGAGATTGCCGAGATCGATCGCATGGCTTCCCAGGTGGTCGACGGCCTGCGTGAAGAGCGCGATACCCAGGCCCGCAAGCTGGAGCAGGAGTACAGAGCCGCCCTGCTAGCCGTCGAAACCAAGTTCCGCGACGAATATGAGCGCGTCATGCTGGGCGTGAACGTCCGGGTAACCGAGTTTCGCGAGGCGTCCGCCGCTCAACTCGAGGATCTCTCTACTTCACTCGGCCAAGCCGAGCAATCCCTCGCCGATCAGAACCGCGTCGAAGGCCAGCGCCAACAACTGGAGAAGATGCGGAAGTCTGCCCAGACCTTGCAGGCGCGGTGGGTCCAACTCGACGGCGCCGTGAAGGGGCTCGACAAGCTCAAGAGTGAGAAGCTCGCGACACTTCCCATTCCTGGCCTCGAAGTGAGGCTCGACGACCGGAACATGCCGGAGGTCTTTGTCGAAGGCACGCCCTGGCCGCACGTAAATAAGTCGATGCAGTGCAAGATCGCCATCACGATCGCCGCGCAGGCCCTCGGCGAACTGCCGCTGATGGTGCTCGATGAGGCGGAAGTCCTGGACGACGACAGTATGAAGTTACTCACCGAGGCGGCCAAAGACCTGGGGCTCCAGGTCATCATGGCGCGCGTCGAATCCGGCGCCGAGCTACAGGCGGTGGAGGCGTAACTTGGCCGGCAGCCTCGATCAGGTATGTAGGTTCTTCGGAATAGGTAAGGCTGGTGTCTCGAAACCGGAGGTGGTTCAACCGATGGGTATCAAAGACCAAAAACGTTTCGCGGAATTGGACGCGCTGATCAAGGCCGGCTATGGTAACACTCCGCAGGATAAGATCCCGATCGAGGTGCTCGACGCCGTCGAAGCCGGCGAAGATATCCCTCACAAGGGGCCGGACGAACGGGACGACCGCTGGGCCAGGGAGGTGGGGGAGCCTCTCCGGCCGCCGGCCGAGCGCCCCCCGCTGCCGCCGGGCAAGCGGGTGACCACCCAGGCGCAGCGCGATCGCATCAATGAGCGCGCCAGGGCCCGGTGGTTTTACAAGTACGGGCCGCGTGACCGGCCAGAGAAGAAAGAAGGAACCAACGAATGCCAGGATGCCTGTTCCGCGGAGTAGAGATACTCCACTTAGAACTGCGGGGGATGGAGAATGCCTTCATGACCTCGATGAAGATGCGAGCCACGCTTTCCCAACCTGTCGCAAAGGAGATGGGTTGGGAGGCGCTGTTAGAGGCGGACGGCTGGGGGCCCAGTTGCGACCTCAAGTCCAGCGTGGGGAAGGGCAGCGGCACCTTTAAGCCGCATGGCAAGGGCGATGGGGCGATGTCGATCGAGTTCGATTCGATCGTCAAGTTTAAGGGGATCGAGAGCAACAACGATGCGGGAGGCAACAAGGCCAAGCATAGCGTCGAGTTCGTGCTCAAGACCTCCGGCAAGGACGCCCTGGCGACCCTCTCCCGGTACTGGATGGACAATCAGCGCATATTCCACCACCTCCAGGTAAAATTTCATGAATTATTGGACGGCCCCCCCGCGTCTGGGAAGCCCGAGGGTAAGGCCGAGGGTAAGGCCAGCGCCGGCCTTGAGGAGTAAATGAAGCTCGAACAGGTTCCGATCGCCAAGATCAAAGTAAGCGGTTTCCGGTACAGGCGGGACGCCGGCGACATCGAGGCTCTGGCGGCGAACATCGCCGAGCTTGGATTGCTCCAGCCCGTGGGTATCGACAAGTACTACCAGTTGATTTACGGGGCCCGGCGCCTGGAAGCCTGCCAGTTGCACCTCAACTGGGAGAAGATCCCGGCGGTCATCGTCGATATCGACTCGGTCTTGGCGGGCGAGTATTCCGAGAACGAGTTCCGTAAGAGCTTCACGCCGTCCGAGCGATCGGCGATCGGGGCGGCCCTCGAAAAGGAGCTTGCCGGGCGGCATGGCGGCGATCGTACAAAGGGAGCAATTGCATCTCTTGCTAAGGGGAAGACGACCACCCTCGCCGCCAAGCGGGCCGGGTTCAAGAGCCGGGATACCTACCAGCGCGCCAAGGCCGTCGTCGCCAAGGGCGCTCCCGAGCTTGTGGCCGCAATGGATGCGGGCAAGGTCTCTATCGACGCGGCCGCCAAAATCGCCTCGCAGCCGAAAGAAGAGCAGAAGCGGATCGTCTCGCTGCCCAAGGAGCGCCAGCGCGAGATCGTCAACCGCATCCGGAAAACGAAGGCCGACAAGGAGAAGAGCGAGAAGCGCTCCTTTGATCTGCGGGTCTACCGCGGGCTCCATGACGCGGTCTCGTTCGTTGCGGACCATCATCAAGATCCCAAGTCCACCTGGGAGGGCTTGCAGCGCGTGAGCGCCTATAAGTTCTCCGAGAACCTCCACCTCGCCATTGCCTGCTTAGTCAGATTACAAAAGGAGCACCCGAATGCCCCAAGAAAACCTGGGCTTGTTGCGAAGGCAACTCGTTAATATCGCCAAAGAAGAGGTTCGGGCTAGTCTGCGGACTGGCAAGACCGACCGGGAGACCGTGGCGCTGAGAGTCGAAGACCGCGCTTCGACCCTCCTCACGAAACTGGCGCCCGTGATGGTGAGCGCAGAGTTGCGTAACATCGTCGCGCACTTACTCAAGAAGACAGATATCCGCAGCGGCGAAGAAGAGGAAGAGAAGGCCACCAGCGAAACCTACCGCCAGATGGAGTTAGCTGAGATGGATGAGTTCCGGGGCATCGACCCGAATGTCACTTATGTGGACAAGCCCGGCCATGTGGCCTACATACCGTACCTGAAGACCAGGCAGGCGCAGCGCGCGGCGGCCCTGAAATACCTCGACCAGGGCATTGCGGCCGACTTGGAGAAGCGCCAGGCGATGGAAGCCGGCAACGACTTCGCCGATACGCTGGTGGAGCTCTACGGGGACGAAGAACTCCTCGATCTCTACGTGAAGTGGAAGACCGCCGATGATGAGCGGGCGTCCAGCGAATGAACGCCCTGGATACCTGGCGCGCGAGCCTCCCAGACACTCCCGAGGAGCGGCTTCCCAAGCCGCTCAAGTTAGTAATACCTGGCGCTCCGCGTACGAAAAAGAACAGCCCGGTCCTGATTACTGGAATGACCGATGCCTGGCTGAAGGACTTAGTCATGGACTTCCAACGGGAGTTAGTACCGATCCGGTTCCAGGAGGAGGCAACCGTCCTCGAATGGCTCCGCAACCGCGAGACGGCCCTGCCGCACCCGAAGTTACTCCCGTCCCAGGCTTACCGGGACTGGGAAGCGGCTGCGATCAAAGGTGTCTTGCCGGAGCTAGAACCGCTGCGGAAGTATTTCCCGATTAACTACTCCTGTCACTTACTCGCCAAGGTATACCGCGAGCGCGATGCCGGCGATTGGTGCGGCTACATGCAGGGCATTGGTGACTTCCTGGAGGACATTGGCGTCCTCGAAGACGACGTGCTCCTGCGCTCGTTCGATGGCAGCCGGCTGCTCAAAGATGCGGAGAATCCCAGGATCGAATTATGGCTCTTGCCGTATTACCAGGAAACCGGCATGGGGCTGTTCGAGCTACCAGCCAGGGAATGGGCCCAGCATGAGGAGCCGGAGCCCGAGGAAGTCGTCTCGGCCGACGAGGAGCAGCGCAGGACCGGGTCCATCCTATACAGCATCTACGGCGGGCGCCGGCATGGATAGGCCAAAGATCATCACCGACCCGACAATCCCCGCGAACATGATCTACTTCATGCCTGACCGCGTGATCGAACAGCTAGCGGACTTAGCTCTCGCGAAGTTCTGGGGCCGGATCAGCAACGAACAGTTCGAGCGCCGCATGGACGGGATCGTCGAAGAGTACAAGCGCCATATAGGCGTCGTCAGGAACATCGGTGGATAGCAACTGGAAGGACGCCACCGTGGACGAGATCGCGCAGGAGCTTGCCGCTGGGTTTGTTTATCTAGCGAGCAGGATTCGGCAGGAAGATACTGGCGAGGACATCGAGAGTTGTATTCGCCAAATGACAAAAGCGTGGAATAAAGGAAAATGAAAGAACTTACTCAGCACATAGTCGAAGGTGATTCGGCGAATCACCAACTGAAGATCCAGGTGATGGACGAGCCAGGCGCCGGCGGTGCGTGCCACCGCTACGAAGTTACTGGCTTTAACACCGAGACTAACAAGTCCAAGGAAGGGGCCGCGTCGAACGGCGTTGTGATCCTATTCCAGAACGGGCCCATCAAGGAGGTTGGCGTCAATGGCGTCACCCATGAGGCGCTCCTGACCATAGTGATCGATCGCCTCGTAGCGTTTCAGGAAGGGCCGTTCTACTGCTCTGAGAATCAGTTGGCTCTGCAGCACGCAGCGCACTGCCTGAACGCGCTGCAGCTTCGCACCAAGGCTCGCATCGCCCGCGGCGTGGAAGGGACTCACGAGAAATAACATGGAACCTATCATGCAGTTTTTCGCCTACACACATCTGCCGCTTCACTTGCAGGATGTAAGTGAACCGTTCTGCGCGCTGGCCCAGACGATTGTGGCAAGTCTACCGAGGAACCCGGAGCGTACCGTAGCTCTGCGAAAGCTCCTCGAAGCAAAGGACGCCGCCGTACGTGCCAAGCTCTACAAAGAAAACGAAGCTCCCCAAGGCTAAGAGCGAGCCCGAGGAACGGTTCGCGATCGCCTGGCGCACGCTGGGCGGTCAGAAGCCCGAGCGCGAGTACCGGTTCACGCCTGACCGGAAGTGGCGCTTTGACTTCGCCTGGCCGGAGGTCCGGATTGCAGTCGAGATCGAGGGCGGCATCAACGAGGGGAAGCACCGCGGCTACCACATGCGAACAAAAGGGTTCCTCAAAGATGCCGAGAAGTATAATCGCGCCAGCACTTTAGGCTGGCGTATATACAGATTTGCCCCGAGCCAGATCCAGCCGGCGGCTCTCGAGGAAATCATCTCGGAGATCAGAAAGTCAGGGCGAGGTTGACATGGACGACAAAGAGATACTTGAGCGGGTCCGCGAGGCTATAGCCTGCCTGGACGAGGCCCAGCTTGATCTGCCGATGAACACGCGCGAGCAGCGCAAGCTCCACACCCGCATCCAGGACGCTGGCGATCGGCTCGTGGAGGTCAGGGAAGAACTCCAGGTCCGGATCGGCGCGCAGGAAAACTTGAAGCGTGTGCTTGAGCGTAAATCGTGAGAAAACCCTTGCGAAACGCGCATCTGGTTTGATAAAGTTACTCCGTTCGACGGAAGCGGCGAGGCTTGATCACCCCGCCGTACGAACGGATTAGCCGGGAGCAGCCAGGGGGACTCCTATACCCCTGGCTCCCCGGAAGCCCAAATAGGAGGGGCCATGCGAACCCGCATTCTGAAACCTGGATTCTTCAAGAACGAAACCCTCGCCGAGCTTGGCTCACACGCCATGCTCCTCTACCAAGGACTCTGGCTGCTAGCTGATCGGGACGGTAGATTGGAGGACCGGCCCAAACGCATCAGGGCCGAGGTCTTCCCTTACTTCGCAGATCAAAACGTAAACGGGCTTCTTGAATCCCTTGCGAAAGCCGGGTTTATCAAACGCTATGTTGTAGCGGGGAAGGGGTTCATCTCGATCCCAACGTGGCTCAAACACCAAACTCCTCACCACAAGGAAGCGCCATCAGAGATCCCCCCGAATGAGGGCGGGATTGATGCTTGCGTCAATCTTGAGTCAATCTTGAACCAAGATCAAGCCGAGCTTGAACCGAGCATGGATGAAGAGTCCATCTTGAACGGCGCGATCAAGAAGCCTCATTCCTCTATTTCTATTTCTGTTCCTGTTTCTGTTTCTATTCCTGTTTCTATTCCTGTTTCAGATTCAGTTCCTGTTGCCGCCGCTGAAGCGGCGGGGGAGATTGTTTCCTCAAAGTTTGTTCTTCTTTCTCCTGATACGGATAAGCCTTCAGTATCAGTAACCCAGCACAAACACAAACCCGTGTACCCAAACGGATTCCAGAACTACCTCACGGTCTTCTATGCTGGCGGAAAACTCCTGAGCCCTGACGATGAAAACAAAGCCTTCAGGGCATGGAAAAAGCTGCCACTTGCCGGTCAAATTGCAGCGGGCGAGAACGCTATTGAGATCGTCAAGGACCGCGAACCAAAATACATTCCCCTCCCGGCCAACCATCTACGAGACAAGCCGTGGACCCGCACCGGACCTGGGCGCATGGTCCCGCTGCCACCCAAGAGCGCCCGAGAGGCAAACCAACTCGAAGCCGAGCGGCTATTCGATGAACGGAGGAAAACGAGATGACGAGGATGGAGCACGCGATCAAGAAGGCCGTAGGCGAGTTCGGAATGCTCAAGTACTTCCCGAGCGATGCGGCGTCCAAAGCGGGCGTTATGGAGCTCCTGGAGCGAATGGTGAGGACTCCAGAGGAACTGGCTTGGCTCGTCCGTACGATGGTTGATCGTGTGGGCGAATGGCGCGGGCCCAAGGAACTGCGCGGCGTGTTCTGCACCCGGTTCGCCCCAGCAGACGGCGTCGACGTGGACTGCCTGGAAACGCCCGGCTTCACACCGGAGGCGCTCGAAGGCCGCAGCGCCTACGAGCACGAGGAACACAAGTTCCTGGGCGCTGGCGCCTCAGTGGCGCTTCTGCCGGCGATGGAGGCGAAGTGGGAGGCGTTGCCGCCCGAGAACCCGCCTGAGCCGCCGCCCGTGCCTGGAGAGCGCCGAGCCGCCCGTCCGCTGAAGCAGATCACCGAGCACAGTGAAGCCGAGATCAACCAGCGGCTCCGCGACATCGGGGCCGCATGACCGAACCGAACTGGAATTGCCTGCACTGCAAGGGCAGCGCCTACGAGCGCACTTGGCTGCTCATCACCTACACCCGCCATCCAAGCGGAGATCAGAAACACTGCGAGGAGAATGAAATCACCGAGGAGGCCGCCAAGAAGCTCATGCAAGAGGTCGACGGGCACTTCCAGAAAGTTGTCGACGCCGTGAAGTACTGCCGCTGCCACTACGGGCGGCATATCAGGCAGATGCGCCTCGCCCGCCTGTCCGAGGAAGAGGACAAAGCCCACCGGGGCAGCAAGAGGGCCTCGTGAGCAAGCAGCGTGAGTACCGGATGGTCAACTTCGACCAGAGCGAGATCGCGGTGCGGATGATGGAGTCGCTGCATGGCATTAAGAGGCCGCCCGGCATGAGCGCCGAGGAGGCCATCCGGCATGTGGACCCGACCGTGGCCAAAGAGTACCTGGAGGCGGCCGAGGTGGTCTTCGACTACATGCTGGAGCAGTTGGACGCTACAGGATTTGTGAAGTGGGCCCGAAAGTACAGGACGTCGGACGAGGACGTGGGCGTTCAGTGAATCAGGGGAGCCGCTGGCGGAACGAGGTGTCACCGACATTCCGCCGTGATGGACAACGGCCGGCTCCCCCCGGTCACACTCTACCCTGCCTGGTTGGTCAGATCAACGCGCGTACCTGGACCGCCGGCTTTCTTCTTCCGGCCGCCTCCCTTGGGCCGGCCCTGGCGCCAGCAGTTGCTGTTGTTGAGTTGCCGGCAATGCGTCGAGCAGAACACCGGCTTGCCATGTATCTCTTGGCGGCGGCGCTGATCCACGGTGCCCTGGAAGGCTTTCTTGCAAGTGCCGCAAGTGAACCAGAATTGCGCTTTCTGGAGGTTCTTCTGATACCACTTGTTGCGGCATTCCCGTGTGCAGAACTTTGAGTTCCAGCCCATCGGCGCCGGTTGGTAGGTCACGCCGCACCCGTCGCAGACGCGCTCCGGCTGCACATAGACCTCGCGCATGAGGGCCTGCGCCTTGTGGAGGTGCTCGTCGGCTTCCTTGGACCGCGGCGAGCGGATCGGGTTGGGGATGCCGTCGAAGCCGCCGCCAAAGGTGGCCCCGTGGATATGCGCGCGATCGGACAGGTGCTGCGCCACGTCCGGCGTGTGCAGGCCGGTCTTTTTGTTGAACCCGGCGGCGCGCTTGAAGTCGACCGCCTTGATGCCGTGTGTGAAGTTGACGTGGTTCCCCAGGCGCTTGCCGACCCAGTTGCAGCCGTCGATCAGGCAGGGTAACTCGCCCTGCATGAGGAACTCGTCGTAGCACTGGGGCAGGGCGATCTCCTCTGGGTTGGCGACCCAGCGGTCGAAGCGGCCCGCCATGAAGGCCCGGTAGCAGCGGTGGCTGCAGTACTTCTTCTTTCCCCGCTGGCTGAACTCGACCTGGATCGTCGCTTGGCAGTTCAGGCACGGCTGCTCAATCGTGCCTTCGTGGAGCCGCCCGGTGCGTTTCAGGATACCGGCAGCGAGAGCCTTCTTCATGTTCTCGGCCGCTTGTTGCTTGAACTGGTCCGAACCGAGGTAGCACTTCAGGCTGCAATACCTCTTCGGCGCCCGCGAGCCGAACTCCTTGAGACAGGTTGGACAGGTGTACATGGGCAGCGGCTTGCGCTGCTTGCGGAGGCCGGCGTTGCCGCAGACCGCCGAGCAGTACCCTCGCTTGGTGCGGTTGTATTTCTTCACTTGCCAGGGCTTGCCCAGGAACTCGGCGCCGCAATGGGTGCAGGGAATATACTTCGGGGCCGGATAGTTGCTGCTCATGAGGGTAGCCACTTCTCGAACCGGGCCACGGCCTTGTGCAGCGCCTCGATCCCGCCCTTCTCGGTCCTCGCCACGGCTTCCAAAATGGGAAGTCCACTGTCGATCGAAGCCTGAACCTCAGCCCTGGTAGCGTCCCGGCCCTCGCAGATCCAGCCCACTTGCTCCGGCTCGCCCATCTGGATGAGCGGGCCCGTATCGGTGCGGAAGATCTCGTACTCGCGCGTCATCCAGAGCATGGCCACGCCTGGGTTGCGCGTGATCCCCATGCCGCCCACGTTCTCGCGCATCTGCTCGTTGTTGATGAGCTCGTCCTCGCGGCGCACCATCTTGGGGTTCGACAGGAACGGGCAGTTCTGCGCCGACCAGACCGCGCACTCCGCGTGCGACGGCGGCTCGCTCGAAGTCCGGTTGACGCCGCACATGGGACCGGCGACAAAGACTTTCCACACGCCCAGGCGTTCGCCGCAGACCCAGCACAGACGCTGCTTGATGGCGCTGATGAACTTCTGGTTGTCCATCGCCCTGAACTCGGGCTTGCCGTTGACATAGGCGACGAACCAAGGAATGGGAATGCCCTTGTCGGTGAGCTTCAGGGAGCGCATACGCGCGGGGAGAGTTTCCATGTTGATTGTCATAGCTTGATCGCGTCGCACGCCGGGTTGGCAAGGTCCACGGTGCTTTTGAGGTAGCGGTCCGTGACCGCAATGGAGGAGTGCCCCAAGGTCAACTGGATCTGCACAAGATCCGCTTTCCCTTTTAAGGCGAGCCGGGCGAACGTCCTGCGCAAATCGTGCGGCGCTAACTGGGGCACTCCGATCCGTTGGCCCGCCGCCTTTACGATCGCGTGAATGTGGTCTGCCGTCAACCCTTCCGCGCTCGCCTTCTCCTTCCAGACCCGCCGGAGCACCGGCCCGGTGGAGACCTGAGCCGCCTGCAGCCACTCATGAAGCGCCAGGATGGCCCAGGAGGGCAGCGGGACCGTCCGGACCCTGCGCCCCTTCCCTACCAGGTCGAGGAGCACCGTGCGGCCGTCGAGCGTCTGTACGTGGGCAACCTGGAGGCTGGCGAGTTCAGACCGCCGGAGCGCGGCGCCGGTCAGGAGGGCTAACAGGCAACGGTCACGCGCCCCGGCCAGTCCCGGCCCCGGCTCGAGAAGATTGCCCAACTGTCCGAGCGAGAGCCATGTGCCCATCTTCACACCCCGGACGGGGAGCGAGCGGATCGCCTCGATCGCCATCATCTCGGCGGCGGGCGCGTTCTGCCGCGCCAGGTGCTTGAGCGCGGCCAGGTGCAGGTTCACCGTCGCGGGCGCGTATCCGCCGTCGCGCCGCTCGGCCACGTAGGTCTGGATGCCGGCGGCGGTAAGCTCTCGATCGTAGTTGCGCCAGATGGCGGCGTATGCCTCGCGCGATCGCTTCGCGTTGAGGGTTTCAAGACTCGTGTTCATTCACTGCGCTCCTTCGGTGCGCGCCAGTATCCGCACCCATTGATCGACCTTCCAGGCGATGATGAGCACCGCGGTCATCTCGATGAGCGCCACCAGCACGCGCTCCCACTGAATACTCCACTCGCGATCCTTCTGGCTCCAGTGCTGATACCAGCCCGCGAAGACCACCAATAGGCCCATCGCCATGACCAGGAGGAACAGCCCGCCGAGCGGTCCGGCCAGATCCTGCAGCGGATGGACGGCGAGGTCGCGCAGGAGTTCAGGCGGCTTCAAGCCGCTCTCCGCTTCCGCATGACGTGGACCTTGGCGGGCGGCTCCTCCAGCCCGTACGCCCGCGCATCGAAGTAGTTCGTCAAGGGCAGGCGCGGGTTCTTCCGGCCGATATCGGTGTGCATGAACTCCTCGTAGGCATCACGCCCTGCGTCGGTGATGCGGAACCCGCGCGCCGGTTTAAACTCGATCCACTCGTGGATCAACATCGAGCGGAACGGGCGCTGATCGAAGACCTTGGCCTGCTCGATGGACATATGCTGGCCGCTGGCGAAGAGCTCCAGGAGCGGGAACTGCCGGTTGGAGAGCCGCGTCATGCTGCCACCGCCTGGGCTTCCGCCTTCCGCCTTTTGGCGGCGACTTTCATGCGGCGCCGCATCTCAGCCTTGCGCTCTGCCGGGTCATCAGACCAGCCCCGTTTGGGAGCCGCCACTATGGTATTCCCAATCGGCGCGGCGCTCTTCGGCGGCCGCCCCAGCTTCTTGTGCCCCTGGAGCGCGGCCAGTTGCTCGCGCAGCCCGTCGACCTCGCGCTGCACGATATCGAGTACGTGAACCATGCCTGGCAGCAGGGCCGCCATGCCCATCTGCGTGTACGTGGACTCCGTCGTCTTCATCGTCCGTGCCCCGCGTTGATCGCGGCCACGATGGCGCGTTCCTTCCTGGCTCTCTCCAGGCACTCGCCGCACTGCGCGCGGGTTGAGCAGTGGACCCACGGCGTATAGAGATCCTTGAGCGCATCGCGCAGGCACTCGCGCGCCGCCGCCTCGGCCTCTTCGACAAAGGAATCGTTGATGTAGACCGCCGGTGTGGAGTAGTCGTCAACGTACGCCGTCATCGCGGGCATCAAGGTCAGTTCAGTTGCAATATAGACAAGCAAGTTGCTTCACCTCACTCAAAATAATACTGAAACTCTTCATTGACAAGCAAATATATTTTTGTCACCATCTGATTGACGCCCATGAAAGTGATAGCCACCTCGGTCAGTGACGAAGAATTGATAGTCCTGCAGGACCGCGCAGACAAGTCCGGTCTGACGATCGCGGCGATGATCCGCGCGGGCCTGCGCTTACCAGCCGCCCGTAGGCGCGGGCGCCCAGGCGACGCGGTCAAGTGCAATATCTGCCGGCAACTGGTCAGTATCTCGTCGCTGGCCAAGCACCGGAAGGAGCACAAACTTGCCCTCGGAGCAGCCTAACGTACCGAGTCTCGAAGAGCGCATCCTGGCGCTCCTGAAGCATGTCGGAGAACCCGGCCGCTGCCGGGGCTGCGGATTGGCGATCTACTGGGTCCGTCACCCGGACTCCGGCCGTAACGCGCCGTACGATCCAGACGGTGTGAACCATTTCATCACCTGTCCGCGCGCCGACGACTTCCGGAAGAAGAAGGCGTTGGCAAAACGAGCCGCCCCGGCGTAATATCAGGAATCCAGTTTTTTTTGGAAGAGTCCCGTTTACGGGAAAGGGATGAGGAGATCAAATGAAGAAGATGTTTCTCGCGTCCGCGCTGGCACTGGCCTGCTCGGCGAATCTGGGAGCCACTCTGCTCAGCACGCTCGTTGCTGGCGGTTCGCTTTCCAATGCCAACATCACCATCGATAACTTCGCGTTCACGCGCACTTGCAGCGGCGTCGGCGTATGCGCGCCCTTGGACGCCAGCGGTATTGACGTAACGCTGGTAGGCAATCAGATCCGCTTCGCCGGCGGCTTCACCGCCCTTAGCAATGGCGGCTTCGCTACCGCAGATTTCCTCATCGCCTACGATCTTCAGTCCACTCTCGCCATTGGCGGCGTGGGTCTGCTGTTTAACGGCGCCGTAGTGGGAGATCAGTCCGCCGCCCAAGTGGTCGAGACCGTGCTGGCGACCGTGCCCTTCCTGCACGTCGCCGGTCAAGCCCAGGTCAACGCGCCCGGCGGCCCGCTCGCTGATGTGGCTATCCTCGACGCCGCCTACCAGGATCTGCGGATCGTCAAGGACATCTTCCTCGTGGGCTCCGATACCGAGGGCCTCGGCTACGCGACGATCTCGCTGATCGATCAGTTCTACGCCGGACCCGGCGTTGACCCGTTCTGCGTCGATGGGACGTGCGACGATGTGCCGGAGCCGGGCACCTACGGCCTGATGGGCTCGGCCCTGATGGGCATCTACCTGATCCGCCGCCGTAGGGTAAGCTAGAGTCTCTTCCTCCTCCAGGGAAGCGAAGCTACGAAACTCAAAAGGGCGTCCCGGCAACCATCATCACCGGGGAACGCCCTTTTTTTTTATTTCGAGGTGAAACACATGCTCAAAATTTCTGTCCTCGCGACATCGAGCGCCGGCAACGCTACGTTCGTCAGCGATGGAACCACCCGCCTGTTAGTCGATGCCGGACTCTCGCTCTACGACACCGCCGAGAGGCTCGCCGCGATCGGCGAAGACATCGACCGGATCAACGCCGTGCTCCTGACGCATCCGCATTCGGACCATGCGTTCGGCCTCACTACGCTCATCAAGCGCTGGCGCCGCGGCGGCGCCTTCGTGCCGGTGTACTGCTCGGCCTCCACATTCGAGGCGCTCGGCCAGATGATTCCGCCGCACTGGTATCGGCACGTTGCCCAGCACGACGAGTGGAAGGTTGGAGAATTGCACTGCGAGACGTTCGCCGTCGAGCACGACACCGGCGAGCCGCTCGGCTTCACCGTCGCCGATACCGGGGGCAGGCGCGCCACGTTCGCGCTCGACCTGGGCAAGATCGACGGCTACCTGGGCGAGTACCTCGCCTGTGCGGAAGTGCTGTTCCTCGAGTCCAATCACGATCCGGAGATGCTCGCGGCCGGACCGTACCAGTACAAGCTGAAGCAGCGCATCGCGCAAACGCACTTGTCGAATGCAGCCGCCTGTAAATGGATCGAGGAGCACATGACCTCGCGTACGGGTCACTTGCTCCTCGGTCACTTATCGAAAACCACCAACGATCCGGAACTGGTGCGCCTGATGGCCATGCGGGCGCTCAACGAGCGCGGCCTGGATTCGGGCGTCGTCGAAGTGATTGCGCCGGGAGAGCCGCCTTCAGGGCCGCTCGTCATCGACGACTAGCACTCGCAGTTCTGCCAGGAGCGCCCGCACTCCGAGCAAAGGCCGGTGCGCGGGTGTCCAGCCGCCTGAGCGTAGGTGTCGGTCCAGGGCTCGGTCGTCGCCTCGACGGTCTGGCGCAGAACCAGGTCGTCGTCCGCCGGCTCAGCCGCCTGAGGTTCAGCCGCCTGAGTCAGCCGCCTCTTCTTCTCGGCGTTGGCCGCCTGCATCCGCGCCAGGGCCTCGCGTTGCGCGGGCGTCATCGGTATTGCCATAGCTTTATTCTCCTCACGACTTCGGCCTCTTGGGGCAGTTGGCCCAGTGCCCGCGCAGGGTCGTCCCGCTGATGATGGCTCCGCAGCCCCACCAGCACTTGACCGACACGCCCTTGGGCCTCCCCAGGTTCCGGGGATCGCCCTTCTTGCGCCCCGGCTTCTTCTTCGGCGGTCCAGCCGCCCGTGCGGCGCTCACCGAGTTCGGGCACTCGGTGTGGTGCGCCTGATCGAGCCGCTCGAAAATGAACAGCCCGCAATTGCACTCAACCTGTTGTTGTTCCACTCCCTTCACCTCTCATTGGGGAAATATCCCAGGAGGAGCGCTCGCAAGCGCCCTCCCTGCGATGCTTACCGCATGTTGGCGATCATCTGGTTCACCTTGCCTTGCCGCTTGTCCGGCGGCAGCGCGTCCATGATGTGCTGCGCCAGCATGAGCACCGCATGGGCCTCCTGCTTCGACATCTCGACCGTGATCTTGTCTGTGGTCTTCTTCAACTGGTCCTCGTTTCCCGCGTCCATCCGGCGATGGATTCGCGCCTGGAGCCGCCCGTCAGGACGGCCCCTCGGTGCGAGCCCTCCGCTACCGCGAGAACGGCTCGACAAAGATCGCGTACTCGCGCCCCTTGCCAATGCCCTCGATGGTCACCGTCTCGCACGCGCCGTCCATGCCGAACGCTTCCCAGAGTTGCCGGGTCCGCTCGTCGCTCCGGCCTACGGTGAACAGTAAGCTCGGCTCAGGCGCGGGCTCGACCTTGAAGTACATGCCATCGGCGAACCACTCGGCGAGGTGGGCGTGGACGTGGAACGAGGCGCTGCCGATCTGCATCGTGGAGTACAGCGACACCGGCGCGCCCCCGGTGTCCTGGACCGGCACGCCGTCGCGGTACTCGTCATCGCCGATAGCCTCCTCGTTGACCTTCCACTCGAAGTCGCTCGCCCTTGAAATGCGCACCACGTCGTCCTCGTTGTACTCGCCAGCACGCGCACCCGGCTGCGGAATCGGCGAACAGTCCTCACGGTCGCACTCGGACACCTCGCCCGCCCAGTCGCAGTGAGTGCAGTACGCGGGCGAGTCCGGCCCCCACTCGCGCGTGTCGTCCTCGACCTCGGTTTCGACATGGTCGATCCCGTGATCGACGATGCGCGCCTCGATGTTCTGCGTCACATACAGCTTGTCGGACTTCGCGCACCTGGGGCAGCAGAAACGCGGAGTGTAGATCCCTGCGGCGTCCTTGATTCCGAGCGCCATGCCCGCCCGTTTAGCCGCCAGCCAATCGTTGTAGCTCATCTGCGTGACGTTGTGCGCCACGTCCGCCTGCCAGTCTTCCACCGGCCACAGAATTTCAGTCGCCTGTTTTACGTCCATCACTTCACCTCTTCTTCTTTCTCTTCGCCCAAAAATAGAAACAGCCAGCACTCGGTCCCTTCCACCTCCAGCGTCTCGCCGCTGAGGAGGATCACGCCGTCGTCGCCTACCCGCTCCTTGACCTTCGCCACAAACCGCCGCAACTCTTTGACCGTGACCGCCATCACTTCACCTCAACCTTTCTTCGGTTCTCTAATACGTGCGCGATGGCCTGCTCGACCAACGCATCGCCCAGGCGCGCAAAGCGCCGGTCAGCCGCCTGTCGGGCGCGCTTCTCATACTCTTCGCGTGACCACGGGAGGAACACGGCCCGCCCGCCCAGGCCCTTGGCCTCGATGCGGCACTCTTCGCGCGTCATCAGGTAGCTGAGCCCCGGAGCCTTGAAAGTGTCGCGCCACCGGCCCGTGACCGGATCTCGGCGCGAGCCCTGTAGCTTGTACTCAAACACCGGCTTCTTCTTCATCGCTTCCCCTCCATCGGACACGCCTCGTCATGCTCTTCGCCGTACCAGGAGCGGTCGTCGCAGTCGCACACCGGGTCGTAGTCGCTCCAGTGGTTGTCCAGGTGATCGGCCAGATCCTTCGCGCCAGCCGCCCGTAGCGCGGCGAGGATAGCCGCGTGCTGCTCGCTATCGACCAGCAACTGCCGCACGCCCGTAGGTTCGTCGTCGCCCTCCTCTTCGTCGTTGGCCTTGTCCGCGCAACCGGGGCAAAGCTCGCGGTCCTCAGAGTCCCATCCCCAGTCGCCTGAGTCGGACGGGTTCACGTCCACGCGCTTGCACTCTTCGCACACGCGGATGCCCGCCTCGTCGTTGCCGATCCAGACCCACGCCTGTACGTAGGCCCCGATATCGTCCTCGCCGTCGCGCGACACCGGCGCTTCGTCGTCCACCTCCAGCGTGCCTTCGTCGTAGTGAACGCGGATGGCCGCTGCCCGGTAGGCGTTGTCCAGGAGTTCTTTGTTGTCCTCGTTCATCGGGCTCGCATCACGAACCTTCTTTGCCATCACCTCACCTCCCTGGCGCGGGCGCGCTTGCGCTCGCGCATCCAGATATCGTCGTCGCGCCGGTCGTTGTCGCCAACAAGCCAGCCCATCATCCACATGCTCTGCTCGATCTTGGAGAGCGTAGCGGGCGCTTCGCAGGGAAGTCCCCGCAGGCCCGCCGCGCGCCCGTCATCGGAGACGTTAGGCTTTGCCATCGCCCTTCACCTCCATGTCAAGCTCCAGCCGCTCGCACAGGTCTTCGAGCGAAATGCCTTCGCAGATGTCGTCGTTTTCGAGTTCGACAACATCGCCGTCTTCGCCGAAAGCATCCTGCAACTCCTGCTCTAGTTCGTGCAGCGCATCCCAGTAGTGCGACTGCGCCGCCTGCGCCCGTTCGAGTGAATCGCGCACCTCGCGGTGTGGGTCCGGCTCCGGCTCTTCTTCTGCCGCTGGCCCCTGGTCTGAGAACACCTCGAAGCGCCCGCGCCAGTCTTCCATGAACTCGCCCAGGTTGTCGTAGATATCCGCCTCGCCGGGTTCGTCGCCCACCTGGACCTGCATACTCGCGCCGCTGTTCTCGCGCAGGTAGACCGGCAACCGGCGCGGCTCTGACTTGAGCTTGCCGTGCGCGGCGATGTCCGGGGGCAATGCCCCGGCATCGACTATGCCGATTTGAAACGTCACTTTCTTCGCCGCCATCACTTCACCTCCTCGAAGCGGATGCGGAACTTCCGCCCGTCCTTCGTTGTGATCTCTTGGCCGTCCTCGAACTCCAGAGAGTTGATGAACATGAGCGTCCCCGGATGGTCAGGGTCTTCCTCGTCCCCCGGATACTCCAGTCCGTTCACCTCGGCCTCGCGCTCGGCCAGCCGCCGCGCCGCCCCAAATTCGTCGTCGTCCGGCTCGGCCTCCATGAGTGCGCCACTCAAGCAGTCCTCATCGGCTCCGTACTCGCGCCACTGCAAAATCGTCAATACCATTACCGCTTTCACCTCGGGAAGTGTCCCAGGAGTGGCAGCCGCCCGTGCTGCTGCCCTCCCTGCGATGCTTTCCTAGACCGTCACCGGCACAAACTTCCAGTCCTGGCCCAGCGAGTCCTTCATGTCTTCCAGGCACGCATAGTCATCGTCGTCACCGGCCCCCTCCATCGCCACGCGCACCAGACCGTCCGAGAGCCGGTAGACCTTGAACGCAGTTCCCTCGCCGCTCTCAATCGAGCCCAGGTGCTCACCCGGATACGGCTGCGGCTCGTCGAACACAAGCACCGGCGGGTCTTCCCACGGCCCCTCGGAATCCCAGTAGTCAACCACCTTGTCAACCTCGGACATGAGCGGCTCAAGCGCCATGTGGTAGTCGTTGATTACGTCGTAGCCGGAGTTGCCGTAAATCAGGACCACTTCGCCCAGGAGCGCCAGCCGCCCGTCCGCGTCGCGCGTGGCATCCACATACAGGTGGTCGTCGTCGGTCGTCATGAGCGCGCGCATGATCTCGTTCGCCTTGCGTGATTGCCACAAGACAATCTCTTCGCCGTTGTGGACGCTGATGTTGTGGCCCCTGGCGAGCGCAGTCTGCACAAACGTGCCGATCACATGCCGCTCGATAAACTGCCTGATTCTCACTGTCACTTCTTCACCTCTTCTTTCGCTTCCTGATTCAGCTTCGCTTCGAGCGCCAACTCGGCCTGGACTACCCGCCTGTACTCGCGCGTGGGCTCCCAGATGCCGCAGAGGCACTGGAGCAGGTTGTCTCCGGCTGAGTCCCACAGTTCGCAGTAGTAGGCTTTATCCTCCGGCTGAATGATGCCGCTGGGCCGGTCCAGGTGCGCGTCCTTGTCTATGTCCCACTCGAAATACCAGTCCTGATCGAGCGCGAACCGCTCAGCCGCCGCGAGCTTCTCAGCGGTGCGCACTTTGCCTTGCTCGGGCGTCTCGCGCGTGTCGTCCCAGGAGTAGCCCGCGTTGTCATAGAAGAACGCCGCCGCGCCCTTCAGAATCGTTGCCATCTTTCACCTCGCTGCGGGGAATGCCCGCTTACTAGATTGTGCCAGGATCAATAGTCGCGTGCAACTATTTTCCTGGGATATTCGGAAAGAATTAGCCGCCTGTCAGCCGCCTGTCAAAGTTCAGCCGCCCGTGCCGGCAGCCGCCTGTCGCCGCGGGCTGCCGGCGCGAGCGCCGCGCCCTGGCGCGGGACCGGCGCGGGACCGGCGCGCCCTGGCGCGCTACCCGATGCGCGCCTCGATGGTCGAGAGCAGCAAGTCCGCCTGGATCTGCTGCGTCCAGAACGCCTGGGCAATGCGCGGCGTTTCCCAGGCCGTCTCGGCGCTCTTCTGGTAGATGTCTATCGCCACGCGCAGCGCGCCCTGAACGACGCGCAATTGTTCTTCGGTCAAGTTCATCGGTTCACCTCGGGGAAAGTATCCCAGGAGGGGCACTCACCTGAGTGCCATCCCTGCGATGCTTATGCCGCCGCCTGCGCGCCCGCGATCTGGATGAGCGCCGCCTGCACCCGCTTCCGGCCCGCGCCGTGTGCGGCGAAGCCGATCACGATGCGCTCTTCGCGCAGCCGCGCGTCGTCCCAGCACAACCGGCAGCGGATGCACTGCGTGCCGTGGGTATCGTGCGGGCAGGGCAGCACGGTGAATCCAGCCGCATGTTTCCATGCCTTCGCGCCCGCGTGCGCGGCCACGACGAGCGCCGCCGCCCAACCTTGGGAGAGTGCCTGCGTCACGTCCGCCGCCGTCTCACACGACGCCAGAACCGACACCGCGCCCCAGGAGGCGCGCTTGACCTTGCGCCATGCGTGGGTGTAGGTCCAGGCCCGCCGCCGGTCGCGCCGCATGAAACGCTCAGCCGCCCGTGCGACGATGCGCGCCGCGCCGTTGGTCCGGCAGTCGCCCACGATATGGAGCCGCAAGTCATGCAGGCCCGACAACCGGTCAATCTCGCGCGCCTCTTGCCGCGCGATCAGGAGCGGGTCAACCTGGGCGCGCCGCCCGCCCGCCGCCGCGTTCAGCTTCGCCGTCTGCATCCCGACGCGGTCCTCTTCGCCGTAGCAGCCGCCGCCGTCAAAGAACGCGCAGCCTGGGTCACATGACGGCTGAGCCGCGCTCGTATTCGAGCACGGCCCTGTTTTCGAGTTCCCGCTAATCTCTACCGCTTTGGCGAGCGGCTCGCGTAACGTGGGATTCACCGCGCCGCCTCCGCTGGCCGCTTGTCCCCGGCGAACATCGGCGCGGGCGGAATCCAGCCAAGCTGGGTTAGCACGGCTTCGAGTTCTTCGCAGTCCTCGTCCGTTGAGCACAAGCCCGCCGCCCATGCCTCACGCGGTCCGCGCGACTCATGCCCGTCAGCCTGCCCGCGCGCCCACCAGCCGCCCGCCGCGCCCAGGCCCGCGACTACCGCCGCGAGCGCGGCAACCTCAGCCACGCGCCGCCTCATCGGCCCGCCCCTTCCTTCGGAAAGTCGGTGTAGGCGTCGTCAAAGGCGCGCTTGATGACCATGCGCCCGTAGAATGGCCCATCCGTCTCGTCGGGCTGGTCCGCCTGCGCCCAGTGCATCAAGTCCTGAATCAGGTCGCGCGCCGTGTCGCCGTCGATCGGGCGCGTCTCATTCAGGTGCAGGGCATACGCCGTAAGCACCGCCCGCGCGCGCGCCGCGCAGGCTTCGTTCTTCTTCGTCAATACGTACATCGGTTCACCTCGAAAGAATTGGGAGAAGCCCAGGAGGGACGCGAGCCGCCACGCTCGCGCCATCCCTGCGGTGCTCTCAAATCGTGCAGCAGCCGCAGCAGGGCGCGTCTTCGCACCGGCCCGCCTTGTTGCGGGTAAACACCGCGCCACTGCTGAACCGGATCACCGACACTGGCGCGTAAGCATCCCGCCAGTACGGCGAGCGCTGCCCCTTCTTCGCCCGCGCCCGCCTGGGCGCGCCCGCCTCAACGAGCGCCCGCGCCTCATCGGCCCGCGCATCGGGCACGCGCCACGCTTTGAGCGCCGCATCCCAGTCGCCGCCCATAGCGCGCAACTCGGCCCGGTGCGGGTACGTGTTTCCCGTAATCATTGCCATTGTCTAGTCCTCCTCATCAATGGGCTCATCGGCCCAGTAGTTCGCATCAGTGAAAATTTCCGGCCTGTACTGGGCGCGTTTCTTCGCCTCGCACCGGCTGCACACGTAGCCGCAGGCAATGCCGCGTGCGTCATAGAGCACGTAGCGCGTCTGGCCGGAGCCGCACCCGCACGGGCGTATCGGAGGGAGCCAACTCATGACCGGCCCCCCTTCTTTCTGGCCGCGCGTTCTTCCCGCTCGGCGCGTGCGAGCAACTTGCTGGCTAGGTCGTAAACGGCGTCATAGGGAACCGCGAGCCTGCGCCGCGTCCCCTTCAATCGCAGTTCAATATGTGATGGGTGCAACTCGACCAGGAGGGCGCGTGTGCGCCCCTGGTCCCTTTTGAGCGTCGCCGTCTCCCGGCGGACCGGCTTATCGAGGCGCGTCATTACAGCGGCTCCGATTCGATCAGGATTACATCGTTGACCCGGAGCCCGGTCACGCGCCGCGTTTCGCCGTCCGTCTCCACGTACACCGGGCGCGAGCCCGCGCCCTGGACCTGAGCGGTCCAGAGCAGCTTGGCTAGCTCCGCGCCTGAGAGCGTGTCGATTCTCACCGTACACCGTCCGGCAGTACAGTCACCTCACCGGCGAGCGTGCCGGGGTAGCGGTCGCCCGCCGCCATGCGCCCGCCTGGGGACACCGTCACCAGTCCGCGCGCAATGTCCAGCGCGTGATGTACGCTCGGGCCTGCCTCGAAACGGAACCGCTGCGAGCCGCCGCCGTACCTGGGTTCAAAAGTTTTCTCGACCGTGACGCCCCAACGGCCATCAATCAGGTCAAGATGAACGGACACGATTTGGTTTTCCATCGCTTCACCTCTTCTAGAACAACTTCGGCTGCGGGTCCGATACCGGAGCCGCGAACAAACCGCCCTGCTCGACGCGAGCGCGCCGCAGCTTGCGGCGCTTCTCTTCCGGCGTCAAGGGACAGTCAAAACCAGCCGTCAACTGCTCGCCCAGGAGGCGCGCTTGGTCGTCCGGCTGCTCTTCTATCTCGATCACGATTCACCTCTCTTTGACTATACGCCAGTAACAACGATTTGGTTACTAAATCTTGCGAAATATTTTCAGGACTCGGCTTCAACCGTGTGGCGCTCGACTTCCTCCCCCACAAACGGCTCGCGCGGGTCCGCGTGGACCGTGACCGGCCCGCCGCCGCGCCCGTCGTCGTAGGTCAGCGACACCGCGCCCAGGCACCGGCGCAGGCCCTCGGCTGCCGCCTCCTGGTCGTTGATCCGCCGCAGGACGATGTTGTACACCTCGGACTCGCCGTCCGAGAGCGTGTGCTTTTCCACCGCCAACCGGCTGAGGTAGTCCCCGGCCTCGTCTTCGATGTAGATCATTTCCAGCGGAGTGGTGCGGGCGAGCAGTTCTAGCTCGCGCGCAAGGTCCGCCGCCGTCATCACCACGGCTGTATGCGTTCTGGTCATCATCACGTTTCACCTCGAAAAGAATTACGGGAAAGAATCCCACCGGCGCGGGCGCGCCCGGTCACACGCGCCCGCCCTCTGCGACTCTCTTACCGCTCGCCCGCCAGACACTTGCGCTGGCCTTCGCGCACCGACTCGACAATGGCGCGATGGCGCGCCGTCTCCCAGTCCGCCTCATAGCCCGCCATGACCGGCGAGGCCGCCAATGGCCGCACGCTGGACAGTTCGACCCACTGGGCGCCGTCGCCCGCCACCGGCGCCACTTGCAGCCGCTGCTTACCCCAGGACGCCTTGACATCGATCACCCGGCAGTCAATCCACAGTTCACCGGCGCGCAACTGGCACAACTCGCCCACTGCGCCAATCATCCCCGTTGCCGTGTAGCGCGTCGTCACTAGCTCACCTCCGGCTTAATCAGATCGCCGCGCCCGTTGATGCGGATTCCCTTGGACGCGCCCAACTCGGGCTCGACCGGGCACTGGATCGCCGCCGCGAGCCGCTCGGCCTTCCGGCGCTTGGCCACGTTCCAGCGCTTGACCACCGGCGGGAATCCCGGCTTCTCTTTGAGCGGGGATATCTCACAGCCGAACTCGCACCCGATCCCGTTGCGCTGCCAGTCCAGGTCTTCCGGCTTAGCCTCGTACCATTTCGGCAACGTGACCGGGCGCGACATGATCCCCAGGTAGCCGTCCGACTCGAAGTAACCCATCACCACCGCCGGTCCGATGTCGTTCATCTCGATGCGGACCATCTGCCCGACTTCGGGCAGCGGGTTCTCACCGGACCACTTCAGCGCAATCCCGCGCTCATTGTGGAACTCGCGCATGGGCGAGCCCTCATCGTCAATCAGCCGCCCCGTGGCCATTGGCCGGGGGATAAAAAACCGCTCTTTCATGCGTTCCATAATCTGACCTTTCACCTCGACAAGAATTTCGGGAAGTCTCCCAGGAGTGGCGCGCGCGATCCGCGCGCCCTCCCTGCGGTACTTTCCTATTCGCCCGCCCGCGCCCAGAAGCGCACCGTACCCATGCGGTCCAACCACTTGATTTGCGCCCGGTAGGACTCGCCGTCCGCCAGATACGCCGCGACGTTGAACAGGATCGACGCGCCCACCCCAGGCGCAACCGTGTCGATCCGCTGCAAGATGATCCCGTATGGGCTGAGGCGCGCCATTAGAAGAGCCTCCCTTGATCGCCCGTCTCGACCGGCGCAGCCTGGGCCGCCTCGGCGAGCTTGACCGCCTCCGCGCCCGCCTTCGAGAGCACCCGCGCCAAGAACCCCTCGATCCGGGGAATCTCTTTGTTGAGGTACGCCACCTTGCGGTCGATATCGTCCTGGCACCGCTTGACCCAGACCGCGCCGCCCTCGCCGCGCCGGTCCAAGCTGCGCTCATGGTCGCCGTTGCGCTCCACGTCGTACACCGGATGAAACAGCCAACTGGACTCGGTGAAAATATCCTTCCCGCCCGCGTCCGCGATGAAATAGAGCCCGCTCCCGAAATACTCGCGCCCGCGCGGCATGGCCTCCACCGGCCCGGTGAGAATCTCCAGGTAGTTCCGGTATTTCACCAGCAACTTCGCATTCTTGCGGTAGAGCGTGCCGAGCGTGGGCGTCGCCTGGAGTATCCGGTCGATACAATCGAGCCCGTACTGCTGAACCAAGCCGTCCTTGTACGTCACGCGCGCCACATGCTTAATGCCCTGGCTGCACCGGTCGCAGCACTGAACCGGGGACGCCGTGTAGTAGTACACCGAGCGCACCGCCGTCGTTCCTAAAATCTGAGTCATAATTCCTTCCTCACCTCGAGTTTTCGGGAAGTCTCCCAGGAGGGAGGCGCGCCCACTCGCCGCGCCCCATCCCTGCGGTACTTACCGGATGCCCGCGAGCCGCTCGGCGATTTCGCGCTCGCGCTCGGCGAGCACTTCCTTGGCCCGCACAACCTGCTCAGCCGCTACCCATACCTGCACGCGCGGGGGAGGCAAACGCTTGTCCCTCCACTTGGGATGCTCCATCCGCGAATAGATCCCCGCTGCAATCAGCGAATCGAGCAGGCCCGCCGCCCGCATCCCCGTCGCCGTCTCGGCAATCAACGTCATCGTCGCCTGCGCCATGACCTACTTCACCTCCGCAGCCGCTGCCGCCGCCCACGCGCCGTTGCCCGCCTTCGCCTTCTTCGCCGCCGCCGCCTTCTCACACTCGGCGTCGGTAGTGCAAGCGGCGCGAGTGCACCTCTTGCACTCGCGCAACCCGTGCGCCTCCGCTACCGAACGCTCAGAAGTGAGCTTGTGAGCCTTCGCGCCCTTCCGGACACTGCACGTCGCGCTCAAGTGATACACCTTCGAGGACGGCCCGAAATGAACCGCCTCCCCGAACATCATGCTCGCCAAGAGCAACCCCAAAATTATCGACTTCATCTCTGTCTTCTCACCTCGATCTAGAATTTTCTGCCAGGATCAAACGATCCTACATACGACTATACGACAATGCGAAGGTTTTGGTTACATATCACACAAAGATTTCTCAAAATAATTTTGTGGCGTTGTAACCGGCTTTATGCTCATACATATATGAGCGCTCAACCCGGCGCGCTGCCGCCCGCCTTGCGCCCCGGCGCGGGTCGCCTTTGCTCTATCTGCTCTCATCCGGACCGGGACCGCATCGATGCCGCCCTCATTCAACCCGGCGTCAACCGCGCTAAATTGGCGGGAAAATTCGGGATCAATGATACTTCCCTCCAGCGACATATGGAAAACCACTTACCTGCTAGACTGGCTCGAAATGCGGAAGTCCTTGTACGTGAGTCAGATGCGGCGATGGTCAAGTTCGCCATCGCGGAATCCGTCAACCGGATGCGGCGCATACAGAAGAGAGCGGACGCGCTCGCCCAGGTAGTAGAGGAGCGGGCCGCCGCCGGTGACGCGAGCATCCCAGGTGACCGGACCGGCCTGCTAGTGAAGCGCCCCCGGTCCTACCGGATCGGTAAAGACGTGTTCAGGGAAGTCATCGATGTAGAGGTTGACGCCGCGCTGCTCGCAGAAGAGCGCGCCCTGGAGCGCGCCGCCGTCCTCGAAACCGGCGAGTGGCTCGCTCAGACCGGCAAAGGCCAGTGGGGCACCGGCGCAGGCGGGAACGGTCCACTCGTTGTGGTCCTGGCCTCCGGCCTGCAGCCGCTACCGGGCGAGAGCCCCGGCGAGGCGCGCCATCGTATAACGGATGCTCGCCGCAAGGTGACCCGGACCGCCGCCGAGCAGGAAACCGTGGGGCAAACCGCCGCCCTGGCCCTCACCGATATCGAGCTACCCGGCGAAGCCGGGGAGGAGGATACCCGGCAAGGTGCATTAGCGGGTACGTCCCAGGCGAGCCAGGACGCGAGCCCAGACGTAGCCTACGATGATGACGTAGACGAGACGTAGACTCGAGACGTACCGTAGATGAAGGTGTAGGCCCGCACGCGGAGCCCGCGCGCGAGCCAACCCCTCCCCCCGCGCCCGCGAACCGGGGCCCCCCGCGCGCCTGCCCAAGGGGTGTTGTCGAGGGCATGTGAAGTACAACGTGGGAAGTGGAGCATGTCGACGGCATGTGAAGTCCAGCGTAGGAGTCCAGTGTAGGAGGGGTCTCGAGTGAAGCGGAAGATGCGGGTGAGGTGGACGTGTTCGGACTATGAGAAGCACGAGCACAGGTGGAAGTGGGTGGCGTGGGTGTGTGGGCGGATGCAGTATTTGTGGAGGGTATTTGCGGCCGGCGCACCGCCTGGCCTGAGTTAGTTCCGGATTGTGGAGGGAGTTTTTGCGGTGTGGTGGAGGGAGTTTTTGCAGAACGGCCAAATTGGCCGATATGGGGTGGGAGAGTGTACTGCTCGGATTTGGAGGGGGATCGACAACCGCGGATGATTTTTAATCAACGGGAGTTGATACGGAGCTCGGCCGTGCCGGCCTTGCGGGTAGCTCACGGGGGGAGCTATACCCCCATAAGAGTTTTGGGTGGGGCCCCGTATTTGAGGGTGGTGGAGGGGTTTTTCCGGATCCGGATCGGGTTGAACGTAGTGTACGGTTACCCCCCCCCTCCGGCCGTTTTTCGTCTGGCTCAGACGTTGGGGGCGAGGGAATCCCAATGATTTTGACCGTCCGGCGCTTGTTAGGCGGTGCCGGGCCTCACGCTTCGGGAGTTCCGCGGATCTTATTCGCGGCCGCTGGGGTGGATTCCCCAGATAGCTTCGGGGCCCTCTTTACATGCTGGGCCCGTCCCCCTGTTGAGGCTCTCACCGCCAGGGGTTTCTATGCGTGGCTTGTCGCTGTAAATCGTACAGGTGTCCGGCTTTCGCTCAGGGCCTGTCGTACTGGCAGCGCTCAGGTTAAAGCTATTGAGGTACTGGCGGCGCTCGATCAGGCGCTGGCGGGCAAGGGCGCGGTTGACGGCCTCTTTGTTGCCCTGGCAAGCGGAGAACGCGGTCAGGTAGTCGAATTTGGGGTTTTGGGTGCGGCCCCGGTAGACGAACTTGGTGCCGTCGTTGAGGGGCTTCGGAACTTTACGGGAGGACTTTTTGCTCATAGATCGAGGCCGAACGGTGACCGTCCAGCCGGGACATTTAAACGTCACAATCATGCTCCTGAAAGCGGTTGCGGTGCAAGCGATTTCTTTTTTTTGCGCAAAGCGGAACAGTTGTGATACGCTGTGGGCGACGTTACTCATACGTCGATCGGGAACATTTTAAACGCACGGGTGCCCCCTATCCTGGGGGCGTTCGTGTTTCTGGGCTCATAAGAGCGGCACGCACACGCCCTCCAAGATCACTCCTTGGGGGCGTTCGTGTTTTGTGATAAGCTCCTGACTGTCTGTATTGCGGTCTTTCTGTTAGCTGGTATTGGGTAGCGCATACGCCCCGGAGTTCAAGCCATTTCTCCGGGGCGTACGTGTTTTTTGGGTGTAGAGTAAGGGGCTGAAGGAGAACTTTCTATGCCTTTAGTCCATGTATCGGGCTGGTTACAGGCTTCCGAGCTTGAAGGCGGCCAGATCGACAATACTCTTCCCTCGCGGCCGGCGCGGCCGCCTCGTCCGGACAATTCCTTACCGGATAATCCCTACTATCCGGACAATTCGCTGCCTGGGTGGATCGGCAAGCCGATCGGGAAGCCTCCGGGGAGGCCGGTGTTGCCGGACAACACGTTGCCGCCGCCTTCCTCGCCTCCGCATCCGTGGCTGCCGGGCGGGTGGGTGCCGGTCGATCCTGGTTATGGGAAGCCGCCGTTGTGGGGATGGATGCCGGGGCCCGATAACGGGTTGCCGGCGCCTCCTGTGGGGCCTGGGCAGCCTCCGAGCGGTGGTGGTGGAGGGGGCTCGTGGGTGCCGACCGACCCCGATTATGGGAAGCCGGTGCATCCCTGTCCTCCGCAGGCCGGGACGAAGCCGGTGCAGCCCATCTGGATCTGGATTCCGGCGCCGCCTCCGGACCTCGCCAAGCCGTTGCCTTCTCCCACGCCCGAGCCCAAGCTCCGGTAAAAGGGTTTGCGGCCGGTCCAAGCCGGGGGTAAGGGTGTACTCGTAGACGCCGGCTTCTTTTCACTGGAGCGCCGCCGGCCGCAATTCATTCATGGTAGGCTCTACTCCAGATAACGTTCTGTTGGTACTCAAGAGATGAAACGCGCCCGCGGGTGAAATCCCACCATCCGCGGGCGTTTTTCGCGTGGAAGGCGGGATAATCCAGCCTATATGAAGGAAACCTTACAAAAAGTCCTCGAAGCTGTTCAGCCTCTTGGCTATAACGTCGAAGCCGACGAGGCCGAAGGCACGCTTCTGGTGAAAATGCGCTGCGAAAAGGGATCGACCGGCCCGGTGCTCCAAGCGGCCCTGGCGACGGGCGCCATCATCCGGAAAACGCGCGTCTCGCCCGCCGGCTACCAGCTATTCATCGACTAGCTCTCTCTTCTTCCAGGCGCTCTCTGGCATCGCGCGCGGTGGCATTCAGGCGTACCAACTCCGGGTCCACGCCGCGGGTGAACAGCTTCTCGCCCTCCTGCGCCGCCGAGTAAGAGAATTCCCGATCCCTGATGAGATCGAAGCGGGCGCGGCGCTGCATGAAGATCGTGCCGGCGGCGCCGCCGCCGATCGCCTCGATCGCCGCATCGCAGGCCGACTCGAATGCCTCGACCGCCAAGGTAATCTGTCCGTTCATGGGTTCTCTCTTTTCCAGTTCCTCTAACTTGATGGCGGCGCGCTGGCCGCAGTCGCGGCAGATGCCGAGTGCGCCGATGGACTTGTGGTAGCAGGTCTTCCACTCGCCGGGCTGGGGTTCGTCATTCATTTCACGGTCCTCCCTGCGCCATTCCTCGAGACGTTTGGCGAGCGGGTAGCTCATAGCACCTTGTCTTCCTCGCAGAAGGTGGGATCAGGGGAGGGGGCGCGGTGCATGGCCGCGGGCGCATAGCTGATCTCGCGCACGATCCGCGCCAGGTCGCGCGACTCTACGACCGACAGTTTGATGCCGGCCGGCGCGTCGAAGACCAGCTTCCACTCATCGTTCTGTTCGAGGACCGTCGTCACTTTGATGCCGTGAATATCCATCACGCCTCCTTGGGAAGTAGTTCCGGCGCCGGGTCTTTCCCTTTTCGCTCGGCGAGCATCCGGCGCCGCGCGGTCAACCTCGATAGTATGCCGCCGGCGTTACGGAAGGCGTATACCCGGTAGGGGGCCAGGTGCGAGGCCAGGCCCGCGGCGTGGCACCACGGGCACATAAATTCACCGGTCGCCGGGATGAGCGTCACTTCGCGTAAGCGGCACAGCGGGCATTCGAGGTCAGTCAAGTGATCGGTAGACATCGTGCTCAGAGGGCGGCGGCATCACGTCCCATTTCTCCGTGCCGGGATTCCACAGCATGGGCGCCTTACAGGTGATGCAGCAGTTGGGCAGGTTCAGCGAGGCAAAGGCGGGCGCGTGTCCGAACACCTTGCAGGCGAGGTTCTTGAGCCACTTCATTTCTTTTTTATCCACTGCCGCCACTGCATCAGACCGAGATGCTCCATCGTCTTCGACATCGTGCCGTGGCTCGCATTCATGAACTCTTCTTCTGGGATTTCTTTCGCTTCGTCGATCGAGATGCGCGTGATCTCGAGGCCCCGGTAGGTTCGCGCCGCTTCCGGAAGATTTGGCTTCCTGACGCCGAGCGGGTCGACCTTCTGGGGCGTGGGATCGGAATGGCGGCAACCGGGGCAATGTTCGCTCATTGGAGTGGGAGCCGGAGACGGGTCTGATGAAAGCGGCTAGTTAGTCAAGGTCCATCCGCTTCACCGCCCCCGGCCCGGCTTCGATCGTACCATTTTTCTTTGCGCAACGAAATCCTTTTGTTGTAGAGTGAAGAGGTCGCTTCACCTCGACATTGAGGGGCTGAGCGTGTCGCCAACGCGCTCGCCCCTCATCCCGCGCCGGGAATGGTGAAGGGCGAGAGGTGAAGATGGCGAAACTCAAAGACCGCGAGATGGTGACGCTCACACTCGACCTGTCCCAGGCGGCCGTGCTCACCGGCATCATCGTGAGCGCGCTCTCGCAGATTGAAACGCTGCTCGCTCCCCTGATGTCGAGTTGCAAAACCATGTGCGAGGCCCAGCACCACCTGTTCAAGATGGCCGATGCCGTCGAGCAGGCCAGCGAAATCGCGCAGATGCTGCCCGAGTCCGGTCCCACCCGGATGCTCGAAGAGATCGAGGAGCGCCTGCTCAAGCGCCTCGCCAGCCTCATCCGCCTGACCGAGCACGATCACGCCTCGATCGACGATCTGACGGTGGTGCATTGATGGGACGCTGCCGGATCTGCGGGACCGACCTTGAAAAGGATCTGTTCTCCTACGTGGCGCAAAAGCCGGTGTGTTGTATCTGCACGGCGGCGTACGTGGGCGGGGACTTCTCGGAGGCGAAGATCGAGGCGGTGCGGAAGTTTCTGCAACTGGCTCCGGGGGAGTATTTGCCGGCCGAGGCGCTGGCGATGGTGGCCGGGCGGGTGCTCAGGGGGATGCGGTGAGTCCCTCGGATCTGGCGTTCCTCAAGGCGCTCGGCATCTCGGAGGGGGAGGTGCAGCCGGCCGCCAGGCAGTGGAACGACGAGGCGCCGGTGTATGAAACCTGTCCCGAGTGCGGAGGCAAGCGCCACCGCTACCTCGATACGGGGCAAGTGTTCTGCCTCTCCTGCACCAACCGCAAACAGAGGGAGGAGCGCTACCAGCGGGCGCTCGAGAAGGCGCAGGCGGCGCAGCACGCCATCTATGCCCAGCGCCAGGCTGAAGAAAAACAAAGGCTGCTCGACCAGGGCCTGGCCTGGATCATCGCCGAGGCGCGGCGCGCCCGCGAGGAGCGCGAAGGCCACGTCCGGTTCCATGAGGAGCGCGACCCCGTCACCGAGAATAAGTGCCGCGGCTGCGACGCCCCCTGCGGAGCGCACCGCTGGTGCCCGTCCTGCGCCAGGGACAAGTTTCTGTGAGCGTCCGCGACGATGTCGAAGCGGTCCGGCAGGGGCTGATGCTCCTGGAACTGGCGCCGGTCACCAGCCGGGTGATCAACGGGCTGATCAAGATCGTGGAAGCCAAGAAACAGGAACTCGACCATCAGGTGGCGCTGAACACCGAGCTTCAGAAGGCGATCGGTAAGGAGCGTGACTATCGTGCCGACCTGGAGAAAGCTCTCAATGCCGCGCTCGCCGAATGGCAGAACTACTTCAGCGCCGAGGGCGAGTTTACGGGCGATACCGAACCGGCACTCAACTTCTACCTGGAAATCGAGAAGATCGCGGGGAAGCACCTGTGATCTTCGGCAAGCAGACCCGGTACTGCCCCAATTGCGGTACACAACTCCACGACACAAAGGTCAGTATGGATCACGTCCAGTCCATGATGTGCTCCAAGGAGTGCCGGGACCAGTGGTCGATGAAGTACGCCCGTTCGATCCTGGGAAAGGATGATCTTGAATAACACCGGGGCCGACATGCTGTTACTGGAATGGCGCGAGCGCTGCGCCGAGAAGGACCGCGAGATCGAGCGGCTCCGCGAGGAGAATCGAGCGCTGGAACTTCAGATGCTTCAGGCATTCCGCTCGGTGCTCTTCGGCGGCGAGTTGCCGGTGGTCTCCGCTCACGTCACCACCGAGCTCGTCTTGATCGCCAGGGAAGTCAAAGCCAAGACGCGCGAGGCGGTCATCTCCGGCACGGTCCACTGGATCAGGGAAAACCTGGTCCCATTCGTTCATGATGAGATCATCAACCTTCAATCGGCCACCTCGTCGCCGCGTAAATCGTAGACGAACAGCGGCGTCAACTCGCCCACATAGGCGCCGAGCGTGTTGAAGTCCAAAAACTCCTCGGCCTCCTCTTCGTCCATGCCGTCGCGTTTGACGAGGATCTCCACGCACTTTCTGTAGTCGTAGCAGGCGACCGCCTGCCGGCAGGCGCCGGACACGGTGCCGATCAGCGCCTCGTCAAAGCCGTCCGCCATCAGCAACTCTTCGTTATTCTCGGCCAGGTACTCACGGATTTCTGCGCCAGTCATGCTCAAGAGCATAACCCGAGGTGTTACACTTCCCCTCGAAGGAGCCACACGCTTTGAGCCCTGCTTACGATCCCAATCCCCGCTTTGCGAGCGATCCCAACGTTGCCTACGATCCCAATCTCAATCTCGATCCCAACGCCGATCCCAATCTCCCCTACGATCCGCGAGCCGGCGTGGAGCCGCGCGTGGAGCCGCTCGTCGTCGCGCCCCCCACCGCCGACCAGTTGATCGTGTTCCTGGTGGCCATCCGGCGCATTGCGCCGTTGAGCGCGCGGCGCGTCATCGAAATCATCGACGAGTTTTTCCTCCACTACTTCCCCGATGGTGTGCCCGAGCCGGCGCCGCCCGAGCCTCCCGCGCCCGTGGACGCAACGATCCCGGTCACCTCGCCGGAGATCCTCGCACTGGCGACGGCGCCGAAAGAACTCGTAGCCGCTCCCGCCGCCGGATCGCTCACCTTGAATAGCGCCGATATTTCTTACACGTTCGGGACGCTCGCCTACGTCGACGCCGGCGCCAGCGCCATGATCAAGATCATGTGCGGCGCCGTGGCGCTCACTTATGACTCGCCGGTCACGTTCATTACGGGCGGCGCTTCTTCCTCGGCGACGTTATCCCTGAGCGGCGCCGTGCCGTCCCCGAATCAGCCGCTGACGCTGGCCATCTCAGGCGGTGCGCTCACCGGCGGTGATGGCACGCTCTCGGTCATCCTTAATTACACCGAGGAGGCCGGCGCGGCCCTCGATGCGAGATCGATTCCCCCGTATAAGTTTGGAGTTGCCTAATGCCTGAAGAAGTTGTTGTCGAAGAACGCGAAGTCCTGCCGCCGCCCACGATCGAGGAGCTTCACGCCTTTCTCCTCCATGTGCGCGAGGCCGCCTATATCGGCGCGCGCGAGACCGCCCTGCTGATCGATGCCTGGCTCATCAAGTATCCGCTCCCCGAGCCGCCGCCCGAGGACGAGCCCCAGGCCGAGGCGGCGTAACGATTCCGGCTGGTAAGGTTCCTTCCAGCCGGGCCAACATCAAGGGCGCGGACAGTGTCCGGACGACTTGTCCGCGCTCGTTGGCTTTATACTCCTTCCTAAGTGGCCCGCCCCAATAAACCCGCGCTCCCTGAAAGCCAACTCCGTCTGACGCCGCACGAGCAGGCGCTCCAGGTAGGCTCCTACAACCGCACCAAATTCATTTACAACGGTCAACTGGTGTGGGAGGCCAACCCCGGAATGCAGGAGAATATTTTCTTCTGGTCAAATCCCGAGGGCGTCACCTTCGTCGACCCCGTCACGCACTCGCCTCTCCCTCCCAATAAGAAATTCATCTGCGATGAGATATTGGCGGGCGGCCCCCGCGGCGGCGGCAAGACCTCGGCCGGCATCGCCTGGGCCGCGGCCTACGTGCATAACCCCAAGTACGTGGGCACGCTCCTGCGCCTCTCGAACGAGGCGATGAAGGAGACGATTGAAAAAGCCTGGGCCATCTACCGCCTGATGGGCGCGGTGAAGAAGGGCAATCCCACTTCATTCCTCTTTCCCACCGGTGCGATGGTGTACACGGGTTATTTAAAAGACGAACAGTCGTTTGAGCAATACAGGGGGCACGAGTATCATAGGATCGTCATCGAGGAAGCCGAGCAGATTAAAAGCGAAGCTCTCTATGCCGCAATCCTGTCGTCGAATCGCACCACGGTGCCGGGATTGCGCCCGCAGATCCTGTTGACGGCCAATCCCGATGGACCCGGCGCCTCGTGGCTCAAAACGCGCTTCGTCAAAGTGCGCCGCAACGCCGATGGCGAGCTATTCCCCTATGGCACGCCGATGTTCGACCCGCACTCGAAGCGCTGCAAGATCTACCTGCACGGGCCCTTGAAAGATAACCCGCAGTTACTCGAGCAAGACCCGCATTACGCCGATCGCCTCGCCGATCCCTCGCACCCGGAGTCGCGCCGCAAGGCGTGGATCGACGGCGACTGGGACATCAGCGCGGGCATGTTCTTCCCGTCGTTCCGGCCGCGCGCGATCTCCTCAGAGCTTCAGGATTTTCCCGAGGCGTATCACGTCATCCCCGCCTACTCGATCCCCGGCTGGTGCCACCGCTGGATGAGTTTCGACTGGGGCCACAAGCACCATTCCGCGATTTATTGGTACGCGCTCGGCCAGGACAAGCGCATTCACGTCGAGGATGAACTGGTAGTCGCCGGTTACGGCGCCGATGAACTGGGGGCCGAGATCGCGCGGCGCTCGCTTCCCAAACTCGAGAAGATGAAGGAGCCCCGACTCCGGTGCTATCTTTCGCCGGACGCCTTCCAGGTGCGCGACAAGGATCACATGATCAGTGATCAGATCGCCTACGGCGTCCAGCGCATACTCGGCCCAGGTAGCTCGGTCATCATGGAGTTCACACCGCAGGAGCTTGCCGTCTCCAAACACGATCCCCAAGGTGCCATGAAGATGCGCGAGGAGCGCCTGGCCGGGAGCGACATCGAGGCGTCGTCGATCTGGTTCACCCGTGCCAATAACTCGCGCGAGGCGGGCTGGGAGTTCATCCGCGGGCTCTTCCGCTACCAGCCGCTCCGCAAGAAAGCCGAGCCCGACGAGAAGTACGGCGACCTCATCCTCGCCACCAAGGGGATCGTGGCCTACCAGAAGTACATGGGTCTCTTCGCTCAGCAGCACGATGAAGTCCTCCCCCGCCTGCGCATCCACGACTCGTGCCCGATCCTCATTGAAACCATCCCCAAACTCATTTCCGACTACCCCCTCAACCCCGAGGACGTGAAGAAGTTCGATAGTACCGAAACCACGATCGGCGACGATCCCGCCGACAGTTTGCGCTATGGTTGCATGGGCTTCAAGGACCACGAGAGCAAGGTGCCGCGCGAGATCTTCATCGAGGAGGAAATCGGCCGGATTGCGGCCCTCAATCCCCAGGATTCCGACTACAACATGAAGATCCTGATCGCCCGCCAGGCACAGTCAAGATACGATAAACAAAACAATGCGGCCGAATCGTGCATTCTACTTCGTGACGCTATGCTAGCGAGAAAAGGAATTGAATCATGAGCCCATCGATGGAAGATCTGGGCGCGCCGCCGCCTTCGCTCGAAGAAGAAACCGCGGCGCCTCCCATTCCCAAGTCCAAGGCCGCCGGCCCGGTGCCCAAAGTCGGCGGGACTGAAACCACCCACGAGTCGGTCAATTACACTTCCGCGGCCGAGCGCTGCGAAACCTGCGAGTACTTCGATGAAGACGCCATGCAGTGCAAGAAGCACAAATTCGACGCCGAGCCCGAGGGCCACTGCGATTCGTTCACGCTCCTGGGCGATGCGGGCGGCGAGGAGATGCCGGCCGGCGAAGGCGAAGAGGATCTGGGCCTGGAAGACTTAGACTTCGGCGACACCGAGGACGAAGAGGAAGAAGAAGTGTACTAGCCATGCAGCCCGGCCTCTGGACCTCGCTCGTCATGATGATCCCCGGCGTGCGCGCGGCATTTGAACTCGCCGAACAAAAACGCCTGGAAGCGGCGCATTTCCAGGGACAGGTGCTCGCCATGCAATCGCGCATCGATCAACTCACCAGTGAGCGCGCCTCACTCGACAGCGCCAAGGACGACGCCTACAAGCTCGTCGTCAACGTGTTTTCGCAGTATGCCTGGGGCATCAAGCAGTTCGAGGGCGTAGGCGGAATGCCGCCGCAGTTCCATCCGCAGGGCGGCGCGACCGAGCCCGATTCGGTGAATGCGAGCGAACTGGTGGCGCGGCGCTCCGGCAAAGCGATGGAAGATTTCATGCGCGACATGGACGCGATGAAGGCGGGGAGCGACTGATGGAAGAGTACGAGGGCCGGCCCATCGCGCGCCGCGGCTCGCCGCTCACGCGCTACAACACACCGCTCTCCTGGGATGAGGAGCTTCGCTTCCAGAAGCACAAGGAAGTCCACTCGCCGCGCGATTCCGGCGAGGACTACGACGAGCGCGGCGCCTGGCTCGCCGGCCAGAAGTCCGACCAGACCAAGGGCGAGCACGGCAACGACCTCTGGAAGAAGCCCAACCATCCGACGCAGTCCGACGAGAGCCTCTACGCGGGCTACGGGCCTGCCGGCAAGTGGCTTAGTAAAGGCGGCTACGTGCCGCACGGCGGCTTACTCAAAGCCAAGCTCACCGACGAAATCGCCGAAGCCACCAAGTACCCGCTGCCCAAGAAGAAACCATGATTGCCGATACCGATTCAAAGACCGTCGTAACGCCCGCAGACTTCGTCACAGTCCACTCGCAAGCGCTCGGCAAGTGGATCTTGGAAGATCTCGACCGGCCGCTCTCGGCGGCGCGCACCGCGCAACTCCTGCGTGCCAAAAGAGCCCTGTTTTATTGGGAGGGCAAGCAGTATGGCCATCTCAAATGGGACTCGCACACCGGCTCGTTCGATTGGGTGCCGATGGATTTCAAGGAAGAGACCCAGCGCGTTTTCTCGAACGTCTATAACATCATTTACTCGGACGGCCAGAAGTTCAATTCGCTGGTAGGCCAGCGGCGCCTGAATCAAAAAGCGGTCGCCGACGACGCGCAGAATTTCACCCAGACGCAAGTCGCCTCGAAGGCGAACACGATGGCGCGGCATCTGCTCAGGTACTGGAAACTGCAGCGCCGCGCCCCGAATGAAATTGCCGAAGTCGTCTGGAATACCGGCCCGGTCTACGGCTTCGTCGATCACGTCGTCGACGGCCGCCGGCACGGCTTCCACCAAGAGCCCATCTATGCGGTCGAACAGGTGCAGGGACTCGGCGAACAGGTCTGCAACTACTGCGGCGGCAAGAACCAGGAAGGGAGCCCGCAGTGCCAGAACTGCGGCGCGCCGCTCGATCCGGCCACCTCGCCCGTCGTGCCCGGCCCCATGATGGATCAGACCGTCGAAGTGGGTGAGCAGTCCTACGCCAAGGGAATGCCCGAGCTCCAGTTGCTCTCCTGCATCCAGGTCATGACGCCCTATGAGGCCAAGTGGATCGACGACGACTGCGAGTGGCTCGACTACTCGTTCCCGCTGAGTAAGCAGAAGGCCAAGCTCGTCCTGCAGCGGCTGAACGCGGCCAAGAAGGACATAACGCCGATCAACGACTGGGACTCGGACGAGAACGTGGCCGAGGCCGCGCGCATCCTCGAGGAGATTCAAAACCCCAACGACCGCATCATCGATCGCGTGCAGGAAACGGTGTCGTACGGAAGAAGGTGGTTGAACCCGAAAGCCTACGACGGGATGCCGCGCGACATGCGCCGCGCCGCCGGGAAGATCTTCGAGGACGGCGTATTGATCCACCGCATGGGCGGCCGGCCGGTCATGGCCGAAGCGGCGAAGATGACCGAGCACTGGTCAGTATGTAAAACGGGAACCAACGCCTATATCAACGGGCCTGGCTTAGTGCAGAACATCATTGGGCAGCAGGACAGTATCAACAATTTTTGGAATATGGCCGATGAGATCGTGATGAGGGGAATCCCGAAACACATCGTCGACTCGCAGATCCTGAATCCCGAGACGGTCAAGAAATCCGGCAGCGTGGGCGAACTGCTGTTCACCAGGACGGGCGGCGTCGATCTCAGTAAGGCATTCGTCACGATCCCCACCGCGCAACTCCATCAAGGGCTGATGCCGGTCGCCGAGATGATGCGCCAGTACACGCGCGAGGCCGACAACATTCAGCCGGCGCTTTTCGGGGGCGGCGATCCCGCGCCCACCTGGCGCCAGGATCAGCAACAAAAAGCCGGCGCGTTGCAAGGACTGCAGTTGCCGTTCGAGTCGATGCAAAACTTCGTTAGCGACATTTTAGAAGACGGCATCCGGCTCGGCGCGCGGTTCGGTGTCGGTTCGGTGTCGGTTCCCTCGACCGGGTTCGGTGAGATCGGCGAGACTGTCGACCTCGAAGAGCTCGAAGAGATCGGCTGGCATATCGAAGCCGCGGACACCGCGCCCCAGTCGTTCGGCGAGAAGGTCACCAAGCTATCGGGCCTCTCGCAGGAGGCGCCGCAACTGGCGCAATCGATCGGCCTGGGACACCCGATCAACGCGCAGCAGACCAAGGCGTATTTCGGGGTCGACGACTTCTATGCCCCCGGCGAGTTCATGTACACGATGGTCATGAACCGCATCCAGAAACTGTTGTCCGAGCCCACAATTCCGCCCGCGCTCGATCCACTGACGCAGATGCCGGCGGTCGATCCGATGACCGGAATGCCGGCGGTCGAAACCAGTTCGGTCCCGGTCGATCCCTTCCTCGATCAGGACCACACAACGATCGCGATGATCATCCGCGAATGGTGCATGTCACCGGCCGGCCAGCAGGCCGAGCAGGACCAGTCGCAGTTCTTCGCGAACGTGAAGTTGCACGGCCAGGAACAGGACCAGGCCGCGCAGGCCGCGGCGATGGCAATGGCGCCCGCGCCCGAAGAACCTGCGCCCGCCGCCGCGCCACCGGCGTAAAGTCATGTTATAAAGAATGGCAATGGAAGAACCCGGAGCCGCTGCAGCCTCTGCCAGCCCAGTCGCAGAGTCGATCAGCAGCGAGATTGATTCGTTATTCGCCGATGCCGCCAGTGATTCTGCCTCGGAGGAATCCACTACCGCGGCGGCCGAGCCCAATCCGCAAGACTCCACCGTCCAGCCCTCGTCGCCCATCGAGTTCGAGCCGGGCGACGACGCCGTCGAAGCGGAAAAACCCGTTGCCGCCAAACCCGCCGAGCCTGCCGTAGAGGCCGCGCCGCCGGTCGCTGAAGAGGACCGCGAGGGCGAAGAGTACGAGCAGCGCGGGAAGAAGTGGATCAGGTATCCCGAGGCGCGCGGCAAAGAAGTCTTCGCCGGCTACCAGGCCGCCAGGTCGCTCCAGAAGGAATTGAACCTGCCTGGGCCGGTCACCGCGGAAACCGTCCGGACGCTGGTGAACGACAAGAGCGTTCTCGACAACATCGATTTCGATGTCATGTCGACGGACCCGGCCGAGCAGGCCCGCGCGTTCCGGTATCTGTTCCATACCGCCAAGAAAGCCTTCGAGGGCGGGCACACCTCGCACAACCCGCACGAGACGATGGCGGACGCCTTGCTCCATGCCGCGTCGAACGCCGCGCCCGAAGTGGTCCGTGGACTCGAGCACCGGATCACCGAGAACACCTTCAACAAGCTCTACCAGAAGGCCGTCGCCGCGGGTCTCGATACCCAGGCCGGCAAAGAACTCCTGGCCTCGGTCCAGCGGGCCGACCAGGCGCTCACCGGGCAGTTCCGCAAGAGGGCCGACCTGGCGCAGCAGCCGGCGCCGGCCGCCGATGCTCTTTCGGTCCGAGCCCAAGAGGTCGAGCAAAGAGCCAACCAGATTCAAGAGTACGAGTCCCAACGCGCCCGGCGCGAATGGGATGAGTTCACCGGCGGGACCAATGTCGCTATCGACGACAACGTGAACGGCGCGATCGCGTCGATCCTCAAGCCGGTGGCCGCCTCGCTCAAAAATTTCCCTGAAACTCAGAAGAACGTGGAAATACGCCTGATTCAGGAGATCAAAGAAGCAATCGCTCAAGATCAGAAGTTCGGGATCGAGCGAGACCGTTGTTTTAAGCAAGCCTCAATTGCAGGAAGCGAAAGTGTCCGCGATGGGTGGCGAGCGCGCATCATTCAGCTATATACCTCCAAGGCGGAATCGGTCCTCAGGGCGAAAGCTCCGGCCATTCTGTCTGAGTCCGCCCAGGCTCTCAAGGCCAAAAGCGATAAGACTCACGAGAGGCTCAAAGGTACGCAGCAGCTACGCGGAACACCGGCCGGAGGCATCGCTCCGAACGGTACGACGGCGCCTGGATCAAGCGGCGGAAAATTCGATTCCCGCAGTTGGGCCCAAGAGTTCGAGTCCGCTTTCAACTAGCGCCTGATACGTCCGCGTGGCGTTTTCTCAACTCATCGCAGGAGAACACCACATGGCGACCGACTTAGTATTTGCGCAAATGGAAAAAGTTGCGCCCAAGCTCCCCGACTGGTTCGGGCGCTTTGACACGATCGTAAATATGATCAACTCCAAGGCCGACGTAGAGAAGGTCTCGGAGCGTGATTTCAGAGCCACTTATCTGACCACCAATGGCGGAAGAGTCGGCACTTACAATCCGGATGGCGGCGGGCTCGGACTGGGAAGCGCGCAAGAGGGCGGCGTGATGATCACGACCTACTTCCCTTTCTCGTTTCGTGGTCAGATCACGCAACTGGCATCCCGTGCTACTGCGGCTGCCGAGCAGAGCCGTTTGCAGGGCTTCAAGAAGCTCCTGAAAACGATGATTCCCGATTTCGCTGACTTCCTGGACCGCGCCTGGCACATGGGCGACGGCACGGCGGTCCTCGGCACGGCCATCTCGTTTTCCACGGTTGCCTCGAAGACCGTGTACGTCATGGACACCACCAACGGCGTCCAGGGCTTCCGGCGCGGCGAGTGGTATCAGGTATACGACTCGGCGCTCGCGGCTCCGAAAGCGGGCGGCCCGTTCAAGCTCGCCTCGATCAACTATTCGACTCGCGCACTCACCTTCGCGGTGACGATCGCCGGCGCCGCGTCGACCGACAAGATCGTCTTCGAGGGCACTTCCGGGGCAACCCCAGCGGGCCTGAAGGGATTGCTCTATCACAACAACACTGCGACGAGCGGCACTACGCACGGCGTCAACAGAGCCAATGAGCCGGAGATCCTCGTCAATGTAAGAGACGGCGGCAATTCGGTTCCCACAGTGCAAATGGGAATGCAGATTGCCCATCAGATCATCGAGCGCCGCAAGATCGATCAGGGGACGCCGAGCGGCATGATGGCCCTGGTGAACCAAAAGCAGCAGGCCAATATTCGGCAGAACGTGTACGATATTGCGCACTACGACCTCACCAACGGCAAGGCTAACGCCGATATCGGCGTGAAGGTCGACATGAAGTTCATGTTCGCCGGAATCCCCGCCACGGTCGATCCGCACCAGGCCACCAACCGCATCGATTACATCACTCCGCAGGACTGGTCGATCGCCGAAATCGATCCCGTGGGCTGGTTCGAGATGAATGGCAATAAGTTGTTTCCTTTGTACGCTCTAGACGGGTCACCCGCTGCGACGGCGTGGTTCGCTCTTTACGTGTTGAGGGACTATTTGTGTCAGAATTTTGGCAACGCCGGGGTGATATATAACCTCGCGCAACCGACCTATTAGCCATTAGGTCTGACGGGGCCGGCAATGCCAGGCCGGCCCTGCCTTTCAAGAGGTGCGATTGCACCTCTTCCTCCTCAGGGGATCAAAAGTGGATCAAAAGTTACTCGGCGAATTGAACTCGCGTCTCGCTTCCGAGTTCGGCCGGAACCATTTCGGCGAACCGAATTATAAATGGAGCCTGACCCAGGATCTGTGGGGCTTCGAGCACAAAGGCAACCTCACGCCGCGCCAGGTTGTCACCTCAAGCGGTGAAACCATCTGGGCCGTCGAGTCGCGCTACGAGCGCTTCACCGTCGCCGAGATCGTGGGCGCCAATCGCTGGGCGCTCTCCAAGTGGCAGCACATGCGGCGCGGGGAGTGGCTCGCCATCTTCGGCGAGTCCTGGCCGTATCCCAACCGCGGCGAATACCACCTGGTGGGCTCGCCGATGCCGGACGGCGAAGAGCCTTGCCGCAAGTCGACCGAGACGCTGATCTTCCACCTCCGCGTTCACCTGGGGATGACGCTCGAGCAGCATGAGCAGGATCTGCTTGTGGCGCTCGAAGAGAAGAAGCGCATCGAGAGCGGCCCGGTGGCCGATGCCGTCGAGGACGAGTTCTTCGCCTTCGATCACTTGCCCGGCGCCAAGGATTACGTGTCGATCCCCACCAAGGAATTTAGAGAGAACTATCAGGAGCAACCGAGTGAGTAAGACTATCGTTTCTATCTGGCCGATGCAGGAGCAGGCATACCGCCCGCTGCACAAGCCCAAGACCGCGGCCGACTCGAACCTGTTCATCCTGCAGCCAGGCTCGATCGAAATGCCGTTCCTGTTGAAGGTGGTCGACTTCGACAACGACGTTTACATGGGCAAGGGCACCTCGCAGACGATCACCATCCCGGCGTATGAAATCGCGCTCGACCTGGTGCATCAGTGGCGCGACAACAAGAACATGCCCGAGGACGCCGGCGTCCCAGGCATCTGGCTCTGCTCGGTAGACAACCCGTCTCTCGATCAGATTTACTCGATGCCCGAGACCCACGAAGCCCAGGAGAAGCAGACGACCTTCGCGGCCTCGAAGGTGAGGGAGGCGCGGCTCCACGCGGCCCAGAACGAGTGGCGCAACATCACCAAGCTGCACCTCTATATGGGCAAGCTCCTCAACATCCAGGGCGAGCCGTGGCAGGACTTCGATGCCAAGGCCAAACTCGGTAAGGTGCGCTGCCCGTACTGTGACGCTCCGATGACGATCGGCGTAGCCATCTGCGGCATGTGCCGCGAGATCGTGGACCTCGGCAAGTACAATCAGATTCGAGAGGCGCAGGGCCTTCTCCCGAAGCCAGTGCCCGCCGCTGCGCCCAAGCCGAGCTAAGGAGTTTCCGCTATGGCCATCCCCACCGTTGAGCAGGCGATCGAAGAGGCGGCTTTCCATCTCGGCGATATCAAGAAGCGCCGGTTTACCATGCCGGATCTTCAGGCGGCGGTGGGGCTTGCCTGGCGGGAAATGATCGACGAGATGGTGCTCTGCCAGGACTCGCACGTCGAACTCAGGACGATCTACATCCTGCCGGTCGACAAGACCACACTGACTCCGCTCGAAGCCGGCATCACCAACTTTGGTTCGCTCATCCGGCTCGAGGAGCGCCCGGCCGGCAGCGACAAGAACACGGTGTTCTTTCCGCTCGATTACACCGAGATCCTTCCGGTCCCCTGGTCTCCGACCGACCGGCTGGTCTACTACTCCTGGCGGTCGAGCACGTTCGAGTTCCCGCCGGCCACCAAGCCCATCGAGCTACGCTTCACCTACCTGGCGAGCGGAGAAGTGCCGACCTCCGGCACGCTCGGCATCGACAACTGCCTCACCGTAGTCGGCAAGCTCGCCGCGGCGCTGGTTGGCCCCACCAAGGGCCTGGAAAAGATTCCCGACCGGCTTCGTAGAGAAGTCTACGTGGCCCCCAATCACATGCAGGCGCTGATCCAACCCTCGCTGCGGATGCAGCAGGAGAGGCGCGTGCAACCGGCCGCGTACGCAGTCGGCTCCAACCGGCGCCGGCCACGCGGGCACCATCCCATCTTTGGTCCGTAAGCGTTTTTCGATACTGGAGAAAATGGAGACCCCATGTCCTTTCAAACCGAGAAAATTCCCGGCACGCCTCTCTTTAAGTCGCGCACGCCGCAGATCGCGCAGGGCAACCTGCTCCTGGCCGACCTGAACGCCGGCCTCGTCATCGTGGCCCCGGCGGGTCGCATCATTCAGTTGACCGGGTTCCTGTTTCACATGAACGGCACCTTCGGCGGCCTCACCGATCTGCGCCTGCAGACCACCGAGACTCCGACAC